ATGGCTACTATTGGGTATATTCGGGTGTCAACAATTGACCAAAATATCGATTTACAGCGTAATGCGCTTACTTGTGCAAATTGTGACCGCATTTTTGAGGACCGTATCAGTGGCAAGATTGCAAACCGCCCCGGCCTGAAACGGGCGTTAAAGTATGTAAATAAAGGCGATACTCTTGTCGTCTGGAAATTAGACAGACTGGGCCGCAGCGTGAAAAACCTGGTGGCGTTAATATCAGAATTACATGAACGTGGAGCTCACTTCCATTCTTTAACCGATAGTATTGATACCAGTAGCGCGATGGGGCGATTCTTTTTTCATGTAATGTCAGCACTGGCCGAGATGGAGCGAGAATTAATCGTCGAGCGAACCCTTGCCGGACTGGCTGCCGCCAGAGCGCAAGGACGACTGGGAGGACGCCCTCGGGCGATCAATAGACATGAACAGGAACAGATTAGCCGGCTATTAGAGAAAGGCCATCCTCGGCAGCAACTAGCTATTATTTTTGGTATTGGCGTATCTACCTTATACAGATATTTTCCAGCAAGCCGCATAAAAAAACGAATGAATTAAAATAAAAATTACAACAGGATGGATATAACATTTTTGTAATACAGGCATATGGCATAAATAAACCGGAAGGGTATACGAAAAAGACAGCATCTAATTAAAAAGAGAAAAAATTCAACGCATTAACTTATATAGTGTAGCGCGCTCACGATAAGGCCTATGTTACATCCAGCTATAGACGACATCGCTCAAAACACTACCAGACACAGTATTCACCTGGAAAGGCTTTTTAATCAAAACGTTAGATGCAAGCAATTACGGACAGAAAAAATAGTAAAGTTTATGCCTCAAGTGTCGATAACCTGGATGACACAGGTAAGCCTGGCATAACATTGGTTATCAAAAACCTTCCAAAAGGAAAATTTTATGGCACAAGTAATCAACACTAACAGTCTGTCGCTGCTGACCCAGAATAACCTGAACAAATCCCAGTCCGCACTGGGCACCGCTATCGAGCGTCTGTCTTCTGGTCTGCGTATCAACAGCGCGAAAGACGATGCGGCAGGTCAGGCGATTGCTAACCGTTTTACCGCGAACATCAAAGGTCTGACTCAGGCTTCCCGTAACGCTAACGACGGTATCTCCATTGCGCAGACCACTGAAGGCGCGCTGAACGAAATCAACAACAACCTGCAGCGTGTGCGTGAACTGGCGGTTCAGTCTGCTAACAGCACTAACTCCCAGTCTGACCTCGACTCTATCCAGGCTGAAATTACCCAGCGTCTGAACGAAATCGACCGTGTATCCGGCCAGACTCAGTTCAACGGCGTGAAAGTCCTGGCGCAGGACAACACCCTGACCATCCAGGTTGGTGCCAACGACGGTGAAACTATCGATATCGATCTGAAGCAGATCAACTCTCAGACCCTGGGTCTGGATTCACTGAACGTGCAGAAAGCGTATGATGTGAAAGATACAGCAGTAACCACGAAAACTTATGCCGATAATGGTACTACACTGGATGCCTCAGGCCTTGATGATACAGCTATCAAAGCGGCTATAGGTGGTACGCTTGGCACGGCTTCTGTAACCGGTGGTACAGTTAAATTTGACGCAGATAATAATAAGTACTTTGTTACTATTGGTGGCTATACTGGTGCTGATGCCACCAAAAATGGCGATTATGAAGTTAACGTCGCTACTGACGGTAAAGTAACCCTTGCGCCTGGCGCAACTAAAACCACAATACCGGCAGGTGCTACAACCAAAACAGAAGTACAGGAGTTAAAAGATACACCGACAGTTGTTTCAGCAGATGCTAAAAATGCCTTAATTGCTGGCGGCGTTGATGCTACCGATGCTAATGGCGCTGAGTTGGTCAAAATGTCTTATACCGATAAAAATGGTAAGACAATTGAAGGCGGTTATGCGCTTAAAGCTGGCGATAAGTATTACGCCGCAGATTACGATGAAGCGACAGGAGCAATTAAAGCTAAAACCACAAGTTATACTGCTGCTGACGGCACTACCAAAACAGCGGCTAACCAACTGGGTGGCGTAGATGGTAAAACCGAAGTCGTTACTATCGACGGTAAAACCTACAATGCCAGCAAAGCCGCTGGTCATGATTTCAAAGCACAACCAGAGCTGGCTGAAGCAGCCGCTAAAACCACCGAAAACCCGCTGCAGAAAATTGATGCCGCGCTGGCGCAGGTGGATGCGCTGCGCTCTGACCTGGGTGCGGTACAGAACCGTTTCAACTCCGCTATCACCAACCTGGGCAATACCGTAAACAACCTGTCTGAAGCGCGTAGCCGTATCGAAGATTCCGACTATGCGACTGAAGTCTCCAACATGTCTCGCGCGCAGATTCTGCAGCAGGCTGGTACTTCCGTTCTGGCGCAGGCTAACCAGGTCCCGCAGAACGTGCTGTCTCTGTTACGTTAATTTATTTCGTTTTATTCAGCCCCGTGAATCCGGGGCTTTTTCATTCAGCATAGATGAATATATCTTTATGGAATGTATAGCTGTAAATGATATTTCCTACGGGCGAGAGGCTGAAATATGGCCGCGGGATTATTCTATGCTTGCTCGTCGAGTTCAATTTCTACGTTTTAATGATATCCCTGTTCAATTGGTGAGTAATAATGCCCGGATAATCACAGGCTACATTGCGAAGTTTAATCCGAGGGAAAATTTGATTCTGGCTTCGGATAAACCTAAAGGAAATAAGCGCATTGAAGTTAAACTAGAGTCTCTGGCAATTCTTGAAGAATTATCAGGTAATGACGCTTTTAATCTTTCGCTGGTGCCGGCTGACGAATTTAATCTTCAGCAATATACTCCATCAAGAAGAGATTATTTCTCGATTTGCAATAAGTGCTATAAACAGGGAGTCGGTATCAAAATCTATATGAAGTATGGACAGGTTTTGACTGGCAAAACGACAGGCGTAAATGCGAGTCAGGTTGGTGTGAGGACATCCAATGGCAATCATATGCAAGTTATGTTTGACTGGGTGAGCAGGATCACGTCTTCGGACTACGCTGAATAACGCCTACGGTAATAAAAAATTCCGTGAGAAAATATTGCTCCTGGAGGAACAGAGACCATTCGACAGCGCATAGATAGTTTCGCCGCTGCTCGTGCCACTACGGCCAGGACGCTTAAAGCAGCTGACAGAAAAGAATTGATCATTAAAGCTTCGCAAAGAAGGTCTGCTGAATCTTCGCAAATCTATGGATACCGTAGCCCAACATCCTGGCGTCTCACGGGCAACTGCTTATCTTTATGCTCGACAGTCTGACTGCGAGCTTTGCCCCAGCCAGGCAGGACTCTCAGTGAGTGTTCTATTTTCTTTGACTCTCGTATTCCAATTCTTTCAGGAGTTATTGGTGAGACTTTTGGCGTTTTGCCCTGTCACCCATCGCGCAGCCGCTTTACCCACCGCGTCATTTGACTCCAGTGTCCGTAAGGTTCTCTGCAATCCTCACCAGGCGGCAATAGATGTAAAAAAGCCCGCAGAGCTTGTGCTGTGCGGGCTTAGTGAACTTCATTGAGCTGGCGGAGTCTGAATAATTCACGTAATCATCTGTTATTAGGTGACTTTAACCAATTCAACTTTCATTGGTATACCTAAGCGTATACCAATGGCAATTTGTTGCAGCGCTTCCTGCGGTTAAGTGAACCTGTTTTTGGATAGATCACATCAAGAAAAAAACTTTTTTTTAGAAAAACTGTTCACACTATTCACTAGGTATTTTTATTTTTAATATTCAGTGGCTTAATCGGTGAATGGTCGGTGAACAGTGAACACTTTACTGTTCACTTTTGCCGTTTTGCAGGTAAAAAAAGACCGGCGATGCCGGTCAGGGAAGGTTATTTCGCTATGGGGTCATCGCATTTTGGTAGCCAGTCGGCGTTGCTTTCCTCTCTGAGTGTGAGATTGGTCTGTATGCCCTGATTTTTACGGCGCTTTTCATAACTCAGCCCGTACTCTTTCAGCATGGCTGGCAGTCCTTTACCGAACATGGTAAGGCTGAGTGTATTCCTGTAGCCGTGGGCTTCCATGTACGCCAGATAGGCATGATACAAATACAGACGCGGCTGACGCGGGATGATGTTAGCATTGCCAATATACATACCGTCAGGATCCGGCAGTGCCTCCAGATAGCCACAAAAATCAAATGCCGGGTCGGCGTCGCGCTTGATGCTGAGCGCCTCGTCGGAATTCTGCTGTGACTGGAGCAGGGTGCGGGCGGTCATCGGGTCGCTGAACTTCTGCATTAGCTGGCGCACAATCACGGCCAGCTCGCGGGCGATTTTATCCCTGAGCTGCGGGTCGCGTTCCTCCGGGGCAATCTGTTCCGGGAAATGCAGGATCACCCGGCGCCGTGAGACGCCGCCGCTGCGGTCAGTAAAGCGCATCGGGTTATTGTTCACGGCCAGAATCACCGCCGGAATATGGGTGGAGTATGCATCCTTGTATTTCGGGTCTACCGAGACCGCATCCCCGCCGGTGATGGCCTTGAGTCCTGCCCCGTCACCGCTCCATTTTTCCTGGTCAGGCAGACGAATCAGCGAGAAGCCAATCAGCGCAGCACGTTCACGTGGTGATTCCAGCGTTTCGATGGTAGCCGACGTGGCGTTATCTTCCCCGGCAAGCATGGTCGCAATTTCGGCCAGAATACTTTTTCCGCTCCCGCCGGGGCCGGTGACTTCGAGAAAGAGCTGCCAGTCGTAACGGTTCGCCAGAACCATAAACAGCGCGGCCAGAATCACATCGCGTTTTTCCGGTTTGCCACCGGCAGCGCGGTCAAGCCAGCGCCAGAAATGAGGGGCGTGGGTTTCCAGCGTTTCGCCCTCCACCGGCGGGGTGAAATCAACATCACATAGCGTGCGCAGCCAGTGTGATTTATGGTGCGGGCTGAATGTGCCGGTGGCGGTATCGAGTACGCCGTTGCGAAAGCCAATCAGACGGCGCGCAGGGGCGTCCTGCTGCGGAATAATCAGTTTCAGGGTCTCCACCACTGAGGCAATTTTCCCCGACGAGAACGGGGCGCGCAGACGCTGAAACAACCCGGCCACGTCGCGGGCAAAATCCGACGGGGGAATGATTTTCCATATTCCTGCCTCATATCGGGACAGGAGCTGGCCGTTCGCATCCACGGCCAGCGCTTCGCCGTAATGTTCATGCACCCGCATTGCCTTTTCACTGGTGCTCATGGCGGTAAATTCCGCTTCGCTCATGGTAGTGAAAGGGCTGTCAGCCGGAGGCCGGATGGCGTCATAAATGGCTTTCCGCGTGGCCTCTTCACCTTTCTGCATAAACGCATCATTCCAGTCACCGAACACCGGCGGCAGGGCGACAATGCCCTCGCAGGCGTCTGCGGCCGCAGCGGCTTTACTCTGGCCGTTGCCGTTAAGGTCACGGTCGGCGGCGAGGACAATCTGACAGGCCGGGTGTTTCTGACGGGCAAGGCTCGCCAGAGAAAGTAGGTTCACGGAGGACAGCGCCACCATGACAGTTTCCCCGGTCAGGTGATGCACGGTGAGCGCGGTCGCATAGCCCTCCGCAATCCACAGACGTTTTCCTGCCTGTTTCTGCCCCCCGATGATATGGCATGTACCTTTTACCGCTCCGCCTTTCAGGGTGCGTTTGAGACCGTCAGAATTGATAAGCTGAACGTTAACCAGCGCCCCGGCATTGTCATACAGCGGGACAACCATATCACCGGCGCGGAACGTCACGCCGCCGGTTTTGTGTGTGGCCGTCAGCATGACACACTCATGACCGGGGAATCCCTTGTGGGTGAGGTAGGCGTTGCCGCTGGCCGGTCGGGTTTTCTCCATGAGCCTGACGGCCAGCGCGGCCGCCGCTTTGCGGTCAGCCTCCGTTTCTGCTTCTGCGGCCGCAATCACTTCCGGGGCAACCGGCGGCAGATTGCCGGTCACGGCGTTCACCTTTCCGGCGGCCTCGGAGGCCGACACGCCAAATACCTTCTCAACCAGCTTAAGCCCGTCACCCGCGCCGCACTGGTTGCAGAACCACGTCCCGCGTCCCTCTTTATCGTCAAAGCGGAAACGGTCAGAGCCGCCGCACACCGGACAGGCCTGATGGCGGTTTTTAATCACCTTCACACCCAGCGCCGGGAGAATACGCGACCAGTGGCCGCAGGCCTGTTTTACCGTTTCCGTTACGTTCATTTTCATGTTTATTTTCTCCCTCAGTGCAGTACCGGTGCGGTGATATGACGGGCGCAAAGCTCATCCATCACGGTCAGCCCGAGAAAGGACAGCGACGGTGCGGCCTTAAGTGGCCCGGCTTCTATTAAATCTTCCAGCAGTGCACAGGCAATCTGGCGGCCTTTTTCCTCTCCGTGCTGGCGCAGGTAGAAGCCCTCCAGCTCGGCGGCAATGGCGCTTTCCAGCGCGTCGAGGGTGAGGTGCGGATAGCGGTGCTGGCGTTCGCACAGGGTCAGCCAGGCACAGGCCACGGCGCGACGATACAGCGCGGCGCGTAATACGGGCGGTAATGGATTTTTCATACGTTGCCCTCCCCGGTCAGCCAGCGCTGATTGCAGCGCTCTACCACGCCGTCAAGCTGGGCGGTCATGAGGTAAATCACCGAGGTGAGCTGTGACTGCTGCACCGGGTCGCGACGAACGGTGGCGCAGTCCTGCACCTGCATCAGCTCATTGACGAGCTGGCCGACGTTGCGCATATGCTCCAGACATTCGAGGTCACGGGCGGTAATGGTGGTGTGTCTCATGCGCGCACCTCCGCAACCGGCAGACGACCAGCGAACGAGAGGACGTAATCGCGAACGAGGGAAAGACGTGCGGCCTGTTCATCACCGGCAACGGTGCGAAGCATACAGATACGGGGTTTACGGTCTGCGCGACGAACAGCGGCAAACACAAAGACAAACTGCGGGTATGACGGGGTGAGGATCGTAGCCATAAGGGCAACCTCCGTTAGATAGCAGGTTATGCTACCACCGGAGTTTCCACGCTCAGTGGTGGTAGCCCAGACGGGGGTGGAAATACCGGCTCTAACGGATACCGGCCCGACCGAAGTCGGCCCCGCCTGAGCCACCATTACTCGATAGCTGCAAAGGTCATGAAACCATTGCGCAAGTAACAGGTGCACGAGGGCATAGACACAAAAAAAGACGCATGGCGCGTCAGGTGTCGCCGTTAGATTACTCGGGTTTCCACGCCCGGCTGCCGATTTTGCGACAGCGGGAAAACTATACCTGGAAACGATAAAAAGAAGCAAGCCAGAAAAAGGGGCTGTTTGCTGAATGGTCATCATCATGCGTCATAACCCCGGTTGCGTTCGGCAATGCGGTCAGTCATCCATGCGGTGATTTCAGACTGCGCCCACGCCACGTTTTTACCACCGAGGGAGATTTGTTTCGGGAAGGCTTCCCGGCTGATGAGGTCGTAAATGGTCGAGCGGGACAGGCCGCATAAATGCATCACTTCGGGCAGACGGATAAAGCGCTCGTGAACGGTATCAGAAACCTGCATCAACGGCGCGGCAGGGGCGGAAGACGGGGAAGAAAAAGCGGTGTGCATCGGGCTACCTCACAAAGTCCATACAGTGCCGGTCGTGTCCGTCCGGCTTCGGGTAGCTCCTTATTATGTCTATATTTTTCCTCAGGTCATGTGAGATTTTCGTGGAAACAAACATTGACTTTTCGCTATGGCAAACAAAGGCAAACGCTGGCAAACAGATGCAAATCACTGCATTACAATGCAGCAATTTCTATTTCCTTTAGTTATATATTTTCGATTTTTAATCAAAATAAAGTCTAAATGGTATCGGCAGATAAAAACAGAAGGGTGAACAGTAGTGAACAGTCGGTGAACAGTTACACCCTCAACTGTTCACCCTTTATCTGACTGTATTACTTATCTTTTTCTTTTCAGTGAACAGTAGTGAATAGTTATAAGTAAAAAAACAAACAGTGAGTAAGGTTTTCCTGAGACCTTTCTCTGGCCAGCCGGGTTTTGAGTGCTGTTTGTGCCATTTTTGCCACAACGGCAATGAATCGTGTTGTTGTGTCCGGCGCGGCAGAATCTCCTCAGATTGAAACGAAGAGGAGACCCGACATGACTCATACCGCTGTTATTCCCGACTACCTTAAACCTGCAATGGAACGCCTTGAGACTGCCCGCTCGGCGCATCTCGCCAATGCCAGCCGTATGGATGAAACCACGACGGCCATCAGCCAGGTGCAAACGCAAAAAAATGAACTGGAGCAGGAAAACGGCAATGATTCCGGCGCATGGCGCGCCGCCTTTCGTGCCGGTGGTGCTGTCATTACCGACGAGCTTAAACAACGCCATCTGGCGCGCGTGGCACGGCGGGAACTGGCGCAGGAATGTGACAGCATGAACGAGGTACTGTCTTTTGAGCTGGACAGGCTCAAAGGAGCCTGTGACCGCACGGCCAGAGCATACCGTCAGGCACATCACGGCGTCCTCAGTCAGTATGCAGAGCATGAACTTGATGCTGCCCTGCGTGAAAGCTGCGGTGCCCTCATCAGAGCAATGAAACTCAACATACTGGTTCTGAATAATCCGCTTGCTAATACGACCGGGCATCAGGGATATATCGAACCGGAAAAAGTTGTAATGCAGCAGGTGAAAGCGTGGCTTGAACAGGCCGTGAAGGGCTGCAATATCCGTCTGACCGATGAACCGGTGCTGTTTAAAACAGGGCTGTCGGCCTCCACGATGCCGCATATGGAGCATGACGTTGCGGCCACGCCCGTTCAGCGGAAATTCTGGCAGGAAAAAATGCGGGAACGTGAAGCCGACCTGAAAGCACGGGGGCTACTGTCATGATGCGCTGCCCTTTCTGCCGCACGGCGGCTCACGTCCGCACCAGCCGCTATATGTCTGAGAGCGTCAAAGAAAGTTACCTGCAGTGTCAGAATGTGCACTGCTCGGCGACATTCAAAACGCATGAGTCCATCTTTGAAGTGATACGTTCGCCGGTCGTCGATGAGAAACCCGCGCCGGTACCAACAGCCCCTGCACCCCGTCGGGTAAAAGGCTGCTACAGCTCGCCGTTCCGCCATTAATCAGGAGAGACAACCCGTGACCACCCTGACATTACAACAGGCTTTTGAAGCCTGCCAGACGAACAAAACCGCGTGGCTGAACCGTAAAACCGAACTGGCCGCCGCAGAGCAGGAATATCAGGAATTATTGCTGGATGACAATGCATCAGGTTCCCGCAGATTACAGTCGCTGCGCGACCTGATTGACGTAAAAAAGTGGGAAGTTAATCAGGCCGCCGGTCGCTACATCTTCTCGCATGAGGAGGTGCAGCGCATCAGCATCCGTAACCGGCTGCATGATTTTATGCAGCAGAACGGCGCAGAGCTGACCGCCGCACTGGCACCGGAGCTGATGGGGATTAAAAACCAGCCCGCGATGATAAAAAACCGCGCGCTTGACCGTTCAGCCTCTTACCTGAGAGAAGCTCTTTCCGTCTGGCTGACCGCTGGAAATGACATTAATTATTCTGCACAGGATAAAGATATTTTAACGGCCATCGGATACAGGCCTGACGCGCCTTCGCGGGATGATAATCGTGAAAAATTCACCCCTGCACAGAACATGATTTACACCCGTCGACGCGCCGGACTGGTCGCGCAGTAGCCTGTCAAAAAATCCTCGTAAATCCCGCTATTTTTAACGAAATAAGCCATGCATCCATAAGGTGCATGGTTTTGCATGCGTTTTCTCGCTCCGGCATGCCAGACCAGCGCCAGTCGTGGCGCGGCCTGAGACCATCTTTGCACCTGCATTAAAAGCGACCCATTAAGCGGGCAGGCGTGGCGGGGAGAGCATTGCGCGCCAATGATGTGAAACGATTATAATTTTTTGGTTATATCAATTGATAAAGCAAGCACATCAATTTTTTCTCCTTAAGCCTACATGGCTACACAGCGTGTTCATGAGAAAGATAGAGGCCATGGGTGGCTCTATGTTGAATGAGATCATGTTAACGAGAATGATCAATACTTGTTCATTTACTCTTCTTAAGTTGCTATCCTAATAGTATGAATTTGTTGTAACTTTAAATCTGTCAAGCTTGAAATGGAGTTCCAAATGATAGCATCATTACTTGCTAACGAATACGTAAGTGCCTTTGGATATATTGTTGGGGTGATCTCTGGATGTATAGCAATATATCAGACTACACAAGTAACCAAGAAGAATAATGAGATAAAACAACTTAATGTCACAATAAAAGATCTAAATTCCCAGATTATAAATATTACAACTAATAGAAACAATATTAATCAAGGGGAACGTTCTCAGTATTTTCAAGATAATAATGGTCCTGTGAATATTGATAATCGGGGGTAGTTATGACTTCTGGCGTTAATTTTAAGGATAATACTGGACCTGTACATATAATTAACCAGCCGCGAGTGTTAAGAGCCAGTGTTATTGGTAAGCTGATTGAGATTATTTCCAATCCAGTTGGTGGCGAGCAAAGTTTAAACAGAAAAGCATCAAATATTGATGTTAAAATCTCATTCAATGATCTTAAAAGAAACAGATGGGTAGCCGAACTTTATAAAGAAGATGCTCTGTTAGTTGATGAATCTATAAAAACACTTGATACTATAATTTTAAATGGTAGTGTCAAATTAAAAAGACAGTTTAGAGGCTATTATAATACTGCATTGGGGTTATATGGTCTTTATGAGAAGCCATTTAACATTGAAGTCATCAGGAAAAACTCAGATAATATTATCGATAATGTTATTAGATCTGCTCAAGAAACGGTTAGTTCGTGCTCTAATTTAGACGCAGAGTTTTTACAAGAAGACATTGATTATGGCATTCGTATGATTGTGAGCTATTCAATTATCGAATGCATAGTGCTGGAGAATCCAAATGATTACAATTGATACGGATCCAAAAGCAAATCCTGTATATATTGGAAGTGTGGTGCTTAGGATCTTTCAAAGTAATGATTCGATGATAATTGAAATATCTCGACTGTATGATTTAGTAAATTCTGTCTTCGAATTATCGTTTGATCTTTTTCTTTACTCATTAGATTGGCTTTTCATAATCGGCGCAATTGAGTTAGATGGAAATGGTGGAATAGCATATGCGGCTCAATAAACTTATTATTTTAAAAAATAACACTCTTGTTAGGGAAGTGCCTTTTAAAGACGGTCTGAACCTAATTATAAATAAAAGAACCTCAGGTAAGGATAGTGGCAATAGTGTAGGTAAATCCACATTATCACGTGTTTTGGATTATTTATTTATGTCATCAGGTCATGATATTTATCATGATGCGGAATTTGGAAAAGATATACCTGAAATTGTATCATTAATAAATGATAATGTTTTAAAGTTCACATTAGATTTTAATACAGTAGAAAATAAAAAAGCAGTTGTTTCCCGTATAATATCTACCGATGATAAAAATTCAAAATATTTTTTAAATGATGTTGAAATAGATAAAAAACAATATTCTGAGTTTATAGCTCAAGCAGTGTTTGGATTGACTACAGATAAGCCATCGTTGAGAAATGTTTCGCATAAGTTTATCAGAAATACGAATGATAAAATGCAGAAAACGCTTAATTTCTTACATGGGAATACAACTCCTGATGTCTACGATTTATTATACTTATTTTTGTTTGGATTCAATGGCCTACCTCTTATAAAGAAAAAAGGGGAATTTAATAAAGAGATAAAAAAACAAAAGGCATATCTTGCCGCATATAGGAATCCAAATAGAGAGACAGTTTTAGCAAAAATGATTAAGCCTCTGAAGAAAGAAATTGCGGAGGCGGAAAGAAATATTAAGAACTTCGATTTTAAAGATAGTCATGATGAAAGCTTAAAAAAACTTTCAGAAATACAGAAGATGATTAGTGATTACTCTTTGAGTTATGCCTCTTTAAATATGCGAGTAAGAAATATTGAAGAGTCGATCTTGTCCTTGAAGAACAATATCACGCAACTTGTAGAAAATGATTTAATGGAAATCTATAGTTCGGCAGGGGTTTATTTTAATGGGGAGCTTAAAAGATCTTACGAAGAAATGGTATTGTTCCATAATGACGTTATTAAGAATAAAATTAATTTCTTAGAATCTGAATTATTAAAGAAAAAAGAAGAGATAGAAAGTATAAATGAAAAAATTAATGGTTTTCATGAGCAAGAGTCATCTTTATTTAGAACAATCAAAGAGCCTGAAACATTAAAGTCTATAAATCAATTATTCAATAAGCTAACTGAGTTACGCGAAAATCTTGCTAGCATAGAGTCTAATCTTACGCGTATTAATGATACAAATGCCTTAATAAAATCTCTTGAAGATAGTCGAGAGCAATTACTTTTAGAAATAGAGTTGGCCGTTCAAGGTTTGGAAAAGAACATTGAGGTTTTCAATGAGTTCTTTGGTGATCTTACAAAGGAAATTTATGGTGAAAGATATATTTTTGATCTTTCCTTTGATATTGATAAAGGCAGGTGCAATTTTGATATATCATGCGTTACGCCAAACAGCAATGGTGGTAAGAAGAAAGGTGAAATAACTGCATTTGATTTGGCTTATATTAAGTTTGTTGATAAGGTTAAATTAAAGAGAGCAACTTTTGTTATTCATGATAGTATTGAAGATGTCGATGTAAATCAAATTAGAGATATATTCTTTGAAGCAAATAATATAAATGGTCAATATATTGTATCAATATTGAGTGATAAGTTCTCAGAAGATACTGACTTGAAAATGATGATGAATAACTCGATCCTTGAGTTATCTTCGACAAATAAGTTCTTTAAAGTATAGTTATTAAAGGTTTGTTTGATAAACAAACCTTCCCCACCATGCCATAAGTTCTATTCTTTTATTCAGGTACGTTGAGCGGTTATAAGCTCTTCGTACTTCATTTTTATCACTATGTGCTAGGGCTGCTTCGATAACATCAGCATTAAAGCCTGATTCATTTAAAGCTGTGCTTGCGATAGAGCGCAGCCCATGTGCAACAAGCCTACCTCCGTAACCAATCCGTTTTAAAGCGGCATTAGCAGTTTGGCTATTCATGGACTGCTTGGGATCATTCCTGCTGGGAAAAACATGTTCTCGGTGAGCGCTGATTGGCTTCATCACATCCAGTATACCTAACGCCTGTGGCGATAAAGGAACAATGTGCTCACGCTTGGCCTTCATCCTTTCAGCCGGAATGGTCCAGAGCTTTTTATCGAGATCGATCTCTGCCCATCGTGCGCCTGAAGCCTCTGAAGGGCGAACGAGCGTCAGGAGTTGCCACTCAATAAGACAGCGAGTCGGAACAGTTAGATTTGACATGACTAGCGAACGCATCAGCTTAGGCAATTCTTCTGGTCGTAACGTCGGCATGTTTTGCTTTTTGGGTTTCTCAAAAGCCATACCAATACCTGACGCGGGGTTGGCATCAATCAAGCCAGTGTTAACCGCATAAATCATTATTTCGTTGATACGCTGTACCAGTCTACGAACTGTCTCCAGCGCCCCACGTGCTTTGATCGGTTCAAGGGCTTCAACCAGTGTTCGGGCTTTGATTTGCTGGACAGGGGTCTCCCCGATAGCTGGGAATACGTCTTTTTCCAGTGAACGCCATATATCTTTAGCGTAATCAGGGGTAACGCTTTTGCTTTTGAGCTGGAACCAGTTAGCGGCGACCGTCGAAAAAATACTGTCCAGAGCGATTTGCTGCTGTTCCTCTGCAACTTCAGCTTGAATTTGCGGGTCGATTCCGTTGGCTAATAGGGCAAGGTAATCTGCTCTTAACCCTCGGGCATCAGCAAGAGAAAGGGCAGGAAAAGCACCAAGTCCCATCATAGTCCGCTGTTTTGTTGCTGGGCGTTGATAGCGAAAGCGCCAGAGTTTCTTGCCGCTAGTTTTCACTATCAGGAAAAGCCCATCACCATCATGCAGCGTTAGATCCTTCTCTAACGCTTTTGCGCGCAGAACTTCGGTGTTGGTTAGGGGGCGAGTTGTCCGTGCCACTGTGGCCGCTCCTTCATGAATTGGTATACGCTTTTAGGTATACATCCTACCGTATACCAAAACGTATACCAATAAACACTGGATTTAGCCGGATGTTCTCGGACAACGACAGACACAAAAAAGCCCGCAGGGCTTGTGCTGTGCGGGCTTTCTGTACTTCACCGGACGTATCCGGATCATGATTTGGTGGAGCTGGCGGGAGTTGAACCCGCGTCCGAAATTTATTATCTCATTGATTATAAATAATTTATTAAAAAGTGACTTTACTGCGGCTCTTTTACGGCGCTTTTTCTGTCCGGGGGGAGTCGTCTAGCTCATAGCATTTTTAATGATAGGTGCTTTTACCTTAGTTGGATCATCGGTTTTAAAGACCTTCAATCGTTTACTGAAGAACATCACTTCTGAGCCCTTATATCGATCTTGAGCACTGTAGTTTATTCCATACACTAATGATGATGCCTTATACATACTTTGGATCTCAGGAGTGTTATCGTAAGAAACAATCCATGGTGTTTTAATATCATTCTGCACTACTTTTGCAACATTAACATGGTCACTATGTTCATAATGATTGATATATAATCCCTTACCTTTTATGTAATATGGCGGATCTAAATATGTTAATGATTTCTTAGGCAATTGAACAACTATCTTTTTTATGAAATCAATTGCATCCATGTTATACAAATCTATTCTTTCACGGTTTTTTGATATTTTCTGAATCCGAGAAATTAAATCGTTCTTGTTATAGCGAGCATCAAGTTTCCATTGTCCCTCTTGATTTTTACCACCAATCACACCGCCTTTTAATATTCCAGAACGATTTGTTCTATTAAGAAAAAAGGTAGAAAAACCAATTGCTAGCATATCATGGTCTTTTGGATTATTAATTATTTCTTTCTGTTTGAACCACTCATCCATTGTGACTTCAGTTTCTTCAATTAAAGCACATAGATGATCTGCGTTATTTAATACACTGTGCCAAAAAGCATAAACAGAGATATTAATATCATTAAGAATGATTTTTTCAGCTACATTTAAGTGTAAAAGCTTCAGCGCTAAACCAGCCCCCCCAGCATACGGCTCTGCATAATGTATAGGCGAAAGCTTATTATCTTCAATAATCCGAAGCATGAAATTTGAAAGCTTGCCTTTGCCGCCAGGATAACGAAGTGGGGTGTTAAAACGCATATGATACCTCTAAATGTCAGGTCTAAAGTATATCAAAAAAAGGGCTTTATGGCCATCATATAAAGCCCTTTTCAATCAATTAGTTGCCAGACAGATAGGAAGTGATAGTAGCAGAGTCAACGCCATGTCCATTTGTCATAATAATTTTAAGATTTTTGATTAATTCATGCTTGAAATTATCGGATTCCACGGGGTGTTTCTCGACCCAATATCTATAGGGATTATCTTTAACTCGCCCTTTTACTTGTGCTAGGAACTCAGGCGTATGGACAAAATCTTTAAATAGTTTTCTAACTACGCCGCCATAGTTTTTGTTTGATTTTTTATAGTTCTCTATAGAATGTTGTAAATCAATAGGATGGTTACCTATTTTTAGCGTTGTAATTATGTCTTTTGTTATTTTCATAAATACTGCTTTTGTAAACCTATTTTTATTGTTCCAATATGTATCATCTGGAGGTAAGTTATATAAGAATTCAAAAATCATTTGATCCGGAGGAAGAATGCTTGGAAGTAAGCATAAGCTTCTCTCTTTTTTCGCTTTTTTAGCATTGTCACTGTTATCGAGAGCAACATCACCGTCTAAGACAACTAGGCTTTTAATAGTAAATTCAGGGATTTTTCTAGCAATTAAATCTAGGATGGCAGTACAGCTAATATTTATATTCCCTAGTGGGTTCAATATTCTTTTTATTCTTCTATCAATTATCAATTGTTTGAAAAAATCGAAACCTTCTTTATCTTCAAAATATACGTTGGCTTTTGGAAGGCTGATCTCATCATTTATTTTTACAGTTTCAACATGCAAATCAGCATTGATATCGGCCCATGATAGATTGTCTTTTGTTTTAATATCACCATAAGTATCTGTTAGATATATTGTTTTAAATCCGGTGGCATCTTGTTTGGAACGATTGAAAATATCTTCAATTATTAATGGTGAGTGAGAAGTCATGATTATTTGCAAGTCATATTTTTTAGCTGCTTTAGCTAGAATGTTAATTAATTCTAACTGAGCAGCAGGGAAAAGACCTGCGTCCGCTTCATCAATTAATAGAATACCTCCATGATAATCGGCATAAAGTTCTTTTAGCCTTTTAAATGAAAATATTGCTTGAATTAATTGCCCTACATTATCCTCACCAACAGAAACTGATTGGTGGTCATAATTATCGCCATGTACGACCATTGAATCGATCGTCCCTTTCGTGGCTGTTACTGAGCACCCATCATTCTTAAGTAAGAGTTGATTGCTCATTATTCTTATATCATCTGAGTTTTCATTGATATACTGAACATCCCTTGTTGAATAATCAGTCCGGAGAGTAATAGGGAGAAGTCTGGCTAAGCTTAGAAAAATAACTGGATGGGTGACGTTTCTACTTTGGTTTTTCCCCGGTATGGAATCATTGCCCCTGACTATCGGCCTTGATTTATCCCTGTCACTGGAGCTGTATAGACCTAATGTTAGCTTTTCAAGATGTTTGTTAGATGCGCCATCATAAACACTAATCCTAACTTCCATTGAACCGGCAGTATCAAATTGTTCTGAAAGTCTGAAATGTTCACTGAAAGCTGACTTGAAGGTGCCATTAGTTAATGTCTTAAATTGTGTTAAATCAACCTCGGGGTTCTTAGACAGATCTTTTGTAAAACTAAAAATTTGGGCGATAATACCAAGAATTGTTGATTTAGATGTGCCGTTTTTACCACAAATAACAGTTAGACGCGAACCAAATTCTATATTTATATTTTTTAGTCCGCGAAATTTTACAACGTTTATTTTTTTTAGTTTAGTTATTGGATTTGCCATGTTTGTACCTTGTTCCATGAAATGGCCACAAATTGCGGCCAATAATTCAGACATGGATTATATTTTTATCTTCTTCAGGCTTGTTTGTCCATCATATTCCTTCAGATATGAGCCGTAGTGACGGAAAAGCATATCTGGGCCTTTATGTCCCATTTGAGTCGCAAGCCAGAACAAGTTTGTTCCCCGACTGATATGGCTTGTGGCGAATGTATGCCTGGTTTGATATGGGTTTCTGTACCGAATACCTGCTTTTCGCAATGTTGGCACCCATGCTTTTTTCCTGATTGCATCAGCACTTGCCCAAGGCTTATTGGTCTTTGGATCTTCAAAGACAGTAGCGTCCTTCATGAAGGTGAAAGGTTTCTGATTTATCAGAGCCAACATTGCCTCGTCTGTCAGTTCAACTTTACGGGTACCTGATTTTGTCTTTGTCCCTTTGATAACGCCGACAACACTTGCGCTCTGAACATGGGCAGTTTTTTCAACAAAGTCGATATCACGCCATCGAAGGGCACATAATTCAGAACTACGTAGGCCTGTATGTATGGCGAACCGGAACAGATTTTCCCATTGTTTGTTTTCGGCGGCTGCTAGTAATGCATCAACTTCTGCTGGTAATAGTGGATCAACCACGTAGCTGCTTTCTGCTTCTGACTTATCACTTTGGTAGCGTGAAGCAGTTACTAACGATACGGGGTTAATTTGAAGTACACCATCAGTCACGGCTTCATCAAGTGCTGACCGCAGGAAAGATAGCTGGTTGCGGATAGTTTTTAAGGTCGTTTTCTGGCTTTGAATCCACGCTTTCAGGGTTGCTGGTGTTAATTCACTTGCAGGGCAAATGTGAAGCGAGGCTAACGCACTACGGCATTTTTTATAACCACCAATCGTGGATGGTGAAAGTTTTCTCGTTTCGCAGATTTCAAGGTATTCGTCTAGGTACATTTTTACCGTTTTGCCTGCGGCAGCATTACCAAAAATTTTCAAACGAGCAGAATGGGGAAAATATTCCGCATAAATGAATGTTCCCCTTTCGATCTTATTATGAATTTCGCCGAGTGTACGCTCGGCGTATTTAATGTTCTTTGGTGTTACTTCCAGATTGGAAAGAGGCTCACGACATTTAACTCCTTTGTAGGTGAAAGTTATATTGATCGTTTCGCCCTGGCGGTGTTTCCTGATTGTTACGCCGCGCGGTAGTTTGAGCAGTTTTGTCTGGCCCATTTTGCAACCTCACTAAGATCAATCCACCTCTCCTTAACGCCTTCAACCTTTAAAACCTGAATGCCCTCACGCCAAACACCGCGTTGTACTCGTTTGTTTATTGCTTCAGGAGTTTCGCCAGTTTCTTTGCAATAAGTTGAGATAGGAACACAATCGAGGTTCAGCATATGTTTCTCCATTATCCCGTCTGCACACGGGAAAAGCATTATTAACTAATAGTTTCTCTACTTTGAAGTACTGCAAATGCCATTAATACTTCTAAAGTATATCGTCTATAAAACTTAACAAATCCAACATAGAAAACATAGGTGAATAAAAAGCTAAGTGTCATAGAAAATAAACTATAAATGAAATTGCTTTCAGTAAAAAAGCGATAAATAAATGTTGGAACCGATATCCAAAATGAAATTATAAATACTAAGCATATATTTCTGCAAAAACCATATAATGCGACATAGTTTTGAATTTTTGTTTGATGCTGTTTTGAAAACTCATAAACATAATGATATGCCAATCTGAAAAGATCGTCATGAAGCCCCGCTTCATCTTTTAATAGTTTACTATTTGTTATGAATTTTTTCTCATAACCTTCTTTGATCATTAACCATGTTGTATTAGCCAAATGAAATGGCAAGGATTGAGAATAACATAGTCTTTGTGTTAAATAATCCCATAGTGTTATAGGGTATAATATTGAGTTGATTATACGGTTCTTTATTTTTGTTTTTTTATCAGCATTTAGTTCATCACATGAAGGGCAACAGACTTTTTCTGAAGTGCCTGTCAGTTTGTTAAACAGATATATTGAAGGATATCCTAATTTTTTATTCATGTATTTTTCGATAAAAAATGCTGACGTGATAGAGATAAAATGTCCAGCTATGTAAGTTATGATAACTATTGAAGCGTAGTTTAAAATGCCAAAAATTTGACTTTGACCTCTGAGTAGTTCTCGTAGGTCAATAAGAATATCTAAATCGAATATTAAACCACAGAAATATATTAACAGAATAAAAAAACCACCAGGTATTAAATATCCAAGAAAGTCATAAAATGAGAATGGATTTTGATTCATTGTTGCTCTCCAATAATTTTTCAAATTATAATATAACTCATATCCATATGTTAATAAATTGTTTTTGTGTTCTTTTAAGTTAGAGTTGGAATTTGTTTGTGCTAATGTTTACAACTCAGTTAACTCTTTAAAACGTTCCATAAACATGCCGAAAGCCTGACTGGGGCGAAGTGGATAGATTTCGAATAAATCTGTCGGGGGGATACCTTCCAGTATTACCCAGGGAATACTGTCATCAATATCCAGATCGCGGCGTTCAGTTGCCAGCATGGTCAGATCTGCATACTTCACTACGCTGGCTTCTTCCAGTGGCAAGCCAAACTTAAAGCGGATCAGTTGATCGGTACGTTTCTCAATCTCGCGATAATCAGGCAGTAACGCTTTTAATGGGGCAGGGATATCCTGGCAATACGCTTCGACTGCGTCGTGCATCAGGGCTTCAAAGGCAAACTCCGGTGATACAAGCTGGCTGCACAGTACGGAATGCTGCGCCACGCTATAAAACTCAGGGAGATGTCCGGAGAAGCGGCAAATATTGGAAAGCGCCACGGCGATATCTTCAATATCAATGTCGTCAATAGTTGCGCTGAGATAATCAAATTGTTTACCTGAAAGTGTTTGAATAAAACTCATCGTTGGTTCTCCTTATAATTTATTTCGCGCTGCACCGCGTGAATTTTGGTTGTGCGAATCCCTAGCCTAGTGGCGATAATTAACAGAATTACACTTCAATAAATCCCCGCGGCGCCGGGGATTTAATGCAGAGCAATTACGCTTTAAAGTTACCGATGAACGTTTCTACTGATTCACCGTCGAATTTGCTGATCAGCAGGTCGCGGAATTCATTGGCGATCGCTTCTTCCTGCGCTTCCAGTTGTACGATACGCAGAACAAAGCGAGGTTCATCACCGGTCAACAGGCTGTTGCGGAGGCTGAACGCACGTTCACCGAGGCCCTCATATGGAATACATTTGAACTCAAAAGCCACCGGCATAACGTCTTTGCTGCTGGCCTCAATGCTTTGCATAAGGGATTTCTTACCGCTGAAATCGCCATCTTCATGATCCTGCTGGGTTGCCTGTTGGATCGTAATGCGGCGAACAGCTTGGGCAGCCTGTGAAATCTGCATTGTGTTACCGTCAGAATCGAACGCCAGGAGATAATCGCTCCAGTCTTCAAGCCATTCGGCGATTTGTTTTTGTTTCAGGCGTTCCCCGTTGATCTGTAGCAGGGCGCAGAATGGTGCAGTCTGTTTCAGCGTGATAGAAGCAACGTTGTCTGCATGACCGGGGTTATCCAGCGTACCAATATTGAAAACTGAGCGAGCTGTCATATGGTCAGCATCAATAAAGCAGCGTGCTTTTTCGGTTGCACTGGCATAGCCCTTTGAATAACGGACAAAGTCTTCAATGCTGGTGGTAGTCATGGCGCCGCGGAAGCGGAAACGCTCCAGAGCAAAGCGTTCGAGGCTTTCAACACCTGTCCCGGCAGGCAATAATGCTGTCGGGCAAGCCAGCCCCTGAATATCGTTCAGGTGATAGCCAGAAAGGACCAGGTCTTTTACCTGCTGAAAAGTGCCGCTGTCTAACTGAGACATAAAAATTCCTTATTAACTAATGATCAAAGTGGTGGCAGTGAATTGGTTAGCTGCGGTTCACTGAGCCGCTTTAAGCTTTCCGTCAGTAGTGCCTTTAATACTGAACAGTTGACCCTGATCTTCCTGCAGTATGGTGAGCTTTCCGCCCTTGTTAACCCACATTGGGGTTTCTGTTGTGTCCTCTTCTGACGCTTTACCGCGCGGCGTCGGAGTGCTGTACTGCAGCTTGTGTTTAATTTTGACGCGCTTCTCTTCGACTGAATTTCCCATGCGCTCAAAATCAAAGGTGAGGACTACCTTGCCTTTATTGCCGTTATTCAGAACGCCTAATCCGACAGTATTCAGCGCTGCCGCGATTTTGTTCATGAACACGCCGGCATCCAGTTCGCCCAGAAAGTCGGGCACTACGGTCATGCGGTCATCATTCATCGTTAACCCCTCAAGATGGCGGTTGCCACCGCCAGTTGGTTTCTCCACAAAACAGAAAAGAGCACCTGCTGTAACAGCTTTCCGGGTGGATTGGGTAATGAGCCCGTCGCGCGGAGATGCTCTTTTCTGTTGTGTAAAAAGGTCGGCGTCACGGCAGAACACTGTCGCCTTCCTCCTGTTGTTGGAAGAGCCGGACGCCGACAAGACTTCACACAGCAATAACGTTGTGGTGCCGGGTGCCTCCCGGTATCTGGCGAAGGTTGCACGCCAGACGGGTGCTTAACTACAGAGGATCGACTATCAGCTTCAACCTTACCCGCGTGCGCTGAGCCGCATTCACCACAACGATAAGAGTTCTCTCTCTTACAGAAGCGCTTTACCGCGCGGAAAAACTCTTATCTGTTGCTCTCCTGAAAAAGCTGGCGGTTTCCGCTAACGTAATGGAACGGGCCGCCAGAATATCGCTTGCACTGGTTACAGGTATCTTCGGGCGGGGCACCGATGACCAGTCGGTACAACCCCTACGGTATTTACACTCCGACGCCGTGGGTTAAACGGCTCCGTGTTGTCGGCTGAGTTATCTGTTGCTGGTGGTCAACCCAGTTCCGCAACCCCTCCCGAAGACACCTGTCAGCGAATCATCCGGTCATTCGTATGCCACCGGCGGCTACTTCGTGGGCGTCCTGCCTGTTCGCTGCTCTATGAGTGCAAATTACATTTAAATTGCACATTGCGCAAGTATAAAATTGCGATATATGCAATTTTTAGTCAAAAAAAAAGCCACCATAATGGTGGCCTTGTCGACGCTTTCTATTAATTGTGTCGTTTGAGTGACTGCGTCTGGCTTATCAGAACCTTGCCAAAAACACCGAACCTGCACTCGTTGTCTTTGGTAACACTCCATTCCCTGTAGTTAGTGTTATCAGATATCACCAATAATTTATCGGGGATCATCTGCAGCCTTTTTACGTATATTTTATCATCAAAGCCAAAGACATAGATGCCATCACCATCGAACTGGTTGATGCTTATATCGACAAAAATAAGATCTCCCGGTTCAATTGTTGGCGCCATGCTGTCACCGCGCACGTTAATCACTTTAAGCTCAGCGGCAGGGCGCCCGCCAAACATAGCTAATGCTTTGTCCTTGTTATATTCGATAGCATGGATTACATCGATAACATCACCGCCCTGAATGAGTCCATTACCGGCGCTTGCACTGACATCCAGTATCTCGATACGGAACAAATCCTTCACGTTAGCTGAATCCTTCCTCATATCACTGTGTTTACATACAGTATTACCTTTTGGGTCTGAGGTAAAGAGTTCTGCTATATCAACACCTAAGCAGTCAGCCAGCCTAGAAAGTGTTTGTTCGGTAAATTGCTTTTGCTTGCCAGTCTCCAGACGAGAGATGTTTGCGGCATCCACGCCGATGGCTTCTGCTAGCTCAGCAATTTTCATGTTCTTCGCGCGGCGAAGTTGTCTGACACGGTTTCCTATATTCATGCGTTCATTACATTAATTTTTTGCGCATTGTGCAAATCAACTTGCGCAAGTTTGCTGTATGAAATAACATGCGACATACGCAAAAGAAGGAGGTTTTATGCAATCACCATTGAGAAAATTGCGGAAATCGCATGGCTATACGTTACAGCACGTCGCTAAAGGGGTTCAGGTTGATCCTGCAACATTAAGCCGGGTTGAAAGATGCGAGCAGGCTCCTTCAACAGAGCTTGCTGAGCGCCTGGCTCAATTTTACGCCGGAGAAATTAGCGAGATGCAAATTTTGTATCCAAACAGATATCAGCTTAGTGATTCGGCGATTTGACCGCCACCACAGCAGAAGGAGTAGATCCGTGGGACATGAACCTGAATGGAAAGTTGAAAAGCAGCCCCGCTGGCTGGTGGCTGCGATTAAAAAGACGATTTCCAGTCTTCATGGCGGTTATGAAGAAGCTGCGGAATGGCTGGATGTCACCAAAGATGCTCTGTTTAACCGCCTGCGTACTGGTGGTGATCAGATCTTCCCGATTGGGTGGGCGCTGGTACTGCAACGTGCCGGAGGAACCTATCACCTGGCACATTCAGTAGCCAGGGCATCAGGTGGCGTTTTTGTTCCGCTGGCAGATATGGAAGAAGTGGATAACGCAGATATTAATCAGCGCCTGCTGGAAGCGATTGAGCAGATCACCAGTTATTCCCAGCAAATCAGGGTGGCTATCGAAGATGGCGTTATTGAGCCACATGAAAAAGCCGTGATTGATGAGGAGTTGTATCAGGCGATCGCAAAGCTGCAACAGCATTCGACACTGGTATACAGAGTTTTTTGCGCGCCAGAAAAGGGTGACGCCCGCGAGTGTGCAGCTCCGGGCGCCGTGGCGTCAAATTTTATGGAGAAAACCAACGCATGAACAGTTTAACGGTAAATAACCGTTTGTCGCAACAACCGGGGATGTATGAGTACCGGCCGTTACGTCATGAATGCAGATTACCAAATAGCCTGGTCGTGCGTAACCACAGGGAACACAGCCTGACCGTGGGGGATGACTCGTGCAGGAACTTAACCGCTGGTTTCGGGATGGAAGGGGACTTTATGTCCATGTTATTCGCTGGGAACCAGAAACTGAGCGCGTTATCTATCTGCGCAAGGGCTATCCGCATGAGTGTTTTAGCCCTTTGTGGAAATTCAGGCGTGATTTTGTTGAGTGTGAAGCGCCAGGAACACATTGATTCTGCAATTCCGGGACGTTACACTGTTCAGGCACCTTATAAAGCGGGTGCCGGGATTGGCGTCCTGGAATTCAATATAGAGCATAACCGCGCTCATGCGGTTTTTTCGTGTCATGAGCATTGCTACGCCCAAATTATGGTGGGGCGTGCAGGGGCATCGCAAGATGCGCCGGGTTCTATGTTGACCGGTTACGCCAACCCTGTACGTCTCACCACCTCTGTGATTGGCGTCCCATGTGGTGAGTTCTTTGAATTCAACATAGGGGCTGTCACCATGACTACTCTCCCAACCCTCGCTCAACCTGAAATTAGAATTATTAACGGCCAAGCCGTTACTTCCTCCCAGGCTGTTGCCGACTACTTCATCAAGCGTCACGATAACGTTATTCAGAAGATAAAGAATCTCGAATGCTCGTCTAAATTTGCTGCCCTTAATTTTAAGGAGAGTGAATATACCGACGCTACAGGCCGCAAACTTCCCTGTTACAACATCACCCGCGATGGTTTTGCGTTCCTGGCAATGGGTTTCACTGGTAAACGTGCTGCTCAGTTTAAAGAGGCATACATCAATGCCTTTAACCAGATGGAGAAACAGCTTTCAAAGCCGTCGGTGCTGAGCGATGCAGCACATAATGCCAGCGTTCTCTATTCCTACATTTCATCCATTCATCAGGTCTGGTTACAGCAGCTTTATCCCATGCTGGAAAAAGCGGAATCTCCGCTGGCCGTAAGCCTGTACGACCGCATCAATGACGCTGCGGCGCTTGCGAGCCTTATCAATATGACACTGAACCGTTCAGAGGTAAGGGGGCGCAAATGATCCGGAATATTTTTAAACGGTTCACCAGCCAACGTTTTCATTGCCCTCGTCCAGGACAGTGGTACAGCACACCAGAAGGGTACGTTCTGCGTATTAGCCTGGTCGATCGCGAATGTCAGAAGGTTGTCTGTGAGCCTCTTGGGCGTAATTACCGCGTCAACATGCCTCTTATTGCCTTTCGTTCCGGCAAAAACATGAAGCATCTCGGAGGTGCTGCATGAGCACTAAATTAACAGGCTATGTATGGGATGCCTGTGCAGCTTCGGGAATGAAATTATCCAGTGTGGCTATCATGGCTCGCCTGGCTGATTTCAGCAATGACGAAGGGGTCTGCTGGCCATCCATTGAGACAATTTCTCGTCAGCTTGGGGCCGGGGTAAGTACAGTCAGAACGGCGATAGCAAAACTGGAAGCTGACGGCTGGTTATCACGTAAAGCCAGACGTCAGGGAAACCGTAATGCCTCCAATGTTTATCAGCTAAATGTGGCAAAGCTGCAGGCGGCTGCATTTGCTCACCTGTCAGATCCTGACCAGTCAAAATCTGACCCATCAGAATCTGACGCATCAAAATCTGACCCATCAAAATCTGACCCGTCGAAATCTGGCAAAAACGGCGGTTTTGACCCGTCAGAATCTGGCGGGGATCCGTCAGTAAAATCAAAACAAGATCCACAAGTTAATAAAACCCCTTCTTGTCCGGACGCTTCGCAACCGGACCAGCGGATGACAGACCAGGAGTTTTTAACCCGTCATCCGGATGCCGCTGTGTTGAGCCCTAAAAAGCGTCAGTGGGGAACGCAGGACGATTTGACCTGTGCTCAGTGGATCTGGAAAAAAATCATCGCCCTGTACGAACAGGCCGCGGAGAGTGACGGCGAGCTGGTTCGTCCGAAGGAACCTAACTGGACCGTCTGGGCAAATGAAATTCGCCTGATGTGTGCTCAGGACGGGCGTACCCACAAACAGATCTGCGAAATGTACAGCCGGGTCAGCCGTGATCCGTTCTGGTGCCGTAACATTCTCAGCCCCTCAAAGCTCCGGGAAAAGTGGGATGAATTGTCACTGCGTTTGTCCGCACCCATCGGCGGACGTTTCGAAAACCGTGAAGATCCGATGTTCAAATCCAGCTACGGGAATGTGGATTACAGCCAGATCCCGACAGGGTTCAGGGGGTGATATGAGTCTTATGGGAGACGTTCAGAAATTCATTGAATCCCATCCGGGATGTACTTCCAGCGATATAGCGAATGCTTTTGCAGATTTCCCGCGTAAAAGCGTCCTGCAGTCGGCAAGTAAGTTACGCCAGTGCGGGCGTGTTGCTCATCGCTTTGAAGGTAAAACTCGCAGGCATTTTGCTCTTGAGACAGACATACAGCCGGATCAGGAGCCAGATATCGGGACTAAACCTGTGCGGAGCTGTTATGTCGGAACCAACGACCCGCAGGTGATTATGCATCTGATACGTCAGGCAGAAACACTGGAGTCGGGAGGGTTGTTCCGTCGTGCAGCTACGGTATGGATGGAGGCATTCCGGGAGAGTCATATCCCGTCGGAACGTAGCGCCTTTCTGGCGCGCCGTGAACGGTGTTTGCGGAAGAGCAGAAAGTATGTTGCATCAGGTAGTGAGTGGTATCTGTCAGGGAATTATGTGGGGTCTTAATGAGCAATAAATATTGCCAGGCGCTGGCAGAACTGCGCAACAAATCAGCACATGAACTGAAAGAAGTCGGCGATCAGTGGCGGACACCAGACCTGCTTTTTTGGGGCATTAATGCGATGTTCTGTCCCCTAACGCTGGATCTCTTTGCTGACGACGATAACGCTAAGTGCCCTGTGTGGTACACCGCCGATGATAACGCGCTGGTACAAGATTGGGCTGAAATGCTGGAGTCAATCGGCGGGGCCGCATTCGGTAATCCACCCTATAGCCGCCCTCAGTACCACGAGAAGCAGGCGATCACCGGCATGACCCACACCATGGATCACACAATGGCGATGCGTGAAAAGGGTGGGCGTTACGTGTTCCTCATTAAAGCAGCGACAAGTGAAACGTGGTGGCCGGAAGACGCTGACCACATCATGTTTATCCGCGGTCGTATTGGTTTCGATCTCCCAGTGTGGTTTGTTCCTGCGGACAATAAGCAGAAACCCACTGGTGCTTTCTTTGCTGGCGCCATTGCTATCTTCGATAAATCCTGGCGCGGCGAGCATTTCAGCTATATCAGCCGTACCGAACTGGAGGAAAAAGGGAAGGCGTTTATGTCACTGGTCGAATTTGCTGCGGGAAAGGTTCAGCCACCAGCCACCACGGTTCCAGAGCAAGAAGAACCCATTGTAGCGCCAGCAGTATTACCTGATGTGGATTCGCGTATCTGGCCGCTTGAGGTTGGTCTGGTGTTCAACCAGGTTGAGGGGGCGGATTCTCTGGACGCATTACAGCAGAACAAGCTGAAAGCCAACATTAATCAACTCTGGCTGGAACGAACGGCCACCAGCGAAATCATTACTGCAGCTTCTGAACTTGTTCGCAATATGCGGGGAGAGGCCGTGTGAAACTGATCCTGCCTTTTCCTCCGAGCGTGAACACTTACTGGCGCGCCCCTAACAAGGGGCCGCTGGCCGGTCGTCACCTCATTAGCGCTGATGGCCGTAAATACCAGAGCGCTGCCTGCGTGGCGATCATTGAGCAATTACGACGTCTCCCGAAGCCATCGACTGAACTAGCAGCGGTAGAAATCATCCTGTATCCGCCAGATAAGCGGATCAGGGATTTGGACAATTACAACAAAGCGCTGTTCGACGCACTGACTCACGCAAAAGTCTGGGAGGACGACAGCCAGGTAAAGAGAATGCTGGTGGAGTGGGGACCAGTTTTCCCGAAGGGGAAGGTAGAAATCACGATCACGAAATTTGAAACAGGGGCGGGTGCAGCTGCCTGAACATGGAGAAAGAAGCATGAATAATTTAATGGTCATTGATGGTATCGAAGTTCGCCGCGACGTTCATGGGCGCTATTGTCTTAACGATTTGCACCGTGCTGCTGGTGGAGAGCAGAAATATCGTCCGAAATACTGGCTTGATAATAAGCAAACCCGTGAGCTGATTGAGCAACTTTTCACCGAGGGCGGAATTCCATCTTCGGAACAAAATCAATCAGTTAGATTTTTTCAGGGCGGTAGTGATACCCGAAGTTTGGTACGTGCTCCAGTAAATACTGTTCGCGGTGGTGCTGAACAAGGTACATACGTATGCAAAGAACTGGTGTTTGCTTATGCAATGTGGATCAGCCCGTCTTTCCATCTCAAGGTGATCCGCACGTTCGATCGGATTACCAGTGCGCCACAAACATCTTCTGGTATGGCTGCCGATAAGATGCAGGCGGGGGTGATTCTGCTGGGTTTTATGCGCAAAGAGTTAAACCTGTCCAATTCATCGGTACTGGGCGCGTGCCAGAAACTCCAAGAGGCAGTGGGACTACCTAACCTGGCGCCACAATATGCCATTGATGCTCCGGCTGGCGCGCTGGATGGTTCAAGCCGCCCGACGCTGGCACTGAGCGCGCTGTTAAAACAGCATGGTATCCGGATGACGGCTAATCAGGCGTATCAGCAGTTAGCGAAGCTGGGTGTTGTTGAACATCGTGAACGTTACAGTCGTTCCGCGATTAACGGCATTAAAAAATTCTGGTCGCTGACGGCGAAAGGCTGCATGTTCGGCAAAAACATCACCAGCCCGGCAAACCCTCGCGAGACGCAGCCGCATTTCTTCGAGTCCAAATTCCCTGAGCTGCTGAAGCTGCTCGATACCGTTCATTGAGGTGATCGTGAGAGCGTTACTGACCCCTGAAATTGCTCCTCGTATGGGCGTTGTATTGTTCAGGCCAGGATCGGAACTGATGCCCCTGTTTATGCAGGGGCGTGTTCTGCTTGAACCAGAGCCGGAACAATATTCATCTTTCGCCTGCGGCGCGGTCCCGGCGTTATCACAGCCGCTTGCGGATGATCCTGCTGTTCGTGATGTGTTCCGTAATGAGTCGGTTATCTTTCGTGCTGGTGGTCTGGATAGTCTGGAAAGCTGGCTACTCCGGGGGAATGGCTGTCAGTGGCCGCATTCAGACTGGCACAGCGAACAGATGACAACCATGCGCCACGCCCCGGGGGCAATCCGACTGTGCTGGCACTGCGATAACCTGCTGCGCGAACAGTTTACGGAACGGCTGGAATCAATAGCTGTGGAGAACACGACAAAATGGGTTTTATCGGTTGTTTGTCGTGATCTGGGTTTTGACGATATGCACGCAGTTACTCTCCCGGAACTGTGCTGGTGGATGGTACGCAATGACCTGGCAGAAGTCTTACCGGAGAGCGCTGCGAGAAAAGCATTAAGGATGCCGAAGGCAATTGTCCAGTCAGCTACCCGTGAAAGTGAAATTGTTCCCTCGGTGCCGGCCACCAGCATTGTACAGGATAAGGCGAAAAAGGTACTGGCGCTCAGGGTTGATCCGGAATCGCCGGAAAGCTTCATGTTACGTCCGAAACGCCGTCGATGGGTCAATGAGAGATATACCCGCTGGGTTAAATCCCAGCCGTGCGCCTGCTGCGGGAAGCAGGCGGATGATCCGCACCACCTGATAGGCTACGGTCAGGGAGGGATGGGAACAAAGGCGCATGACCTCTTTGTGCTGCCGTTGTGCAGAACGCATCACAATGAGTTACATGCGGACACCGTGGCATTCGAAGAGAAATACGGCTCTCAGCTGGAGTTGATATTTCGTTTTATCGATCGCGCGCTGGCAATTGGCGTGCTGGCCTGATTTGGTGGAGAAAGTTGATGCGTGATATTCAGATGATTCTTGAGCGTTGGGGAGCATGGGCGGCGAGTGATAGCTCAGGAGTGGACTATTCGCCTATAGCTGCTGGGTTTAAAGGGCTTCTTCCCTATACCTGCAAGACACGTGTGGCTTGTTCTGATAATGACGCATTAATTGTTGAGGGGTGTCTTGCTCGTTTAAAGCAAAAAAGGCCTGATGAGCATTCGCTTCTTGTGGCACATTATTTATACAGAATATCCAAGCGTAAGATTGCAAAGGTGCGTGGGAAGGATGAGAAATTGGTACGTATAGAAATACAGTTAGCCGAAGGATTTATTGATGGCTGCCTTTCAATGCTGGATCTAACATTAGATATGGACGTTTAATAATACGCCCCATGCAGGGGCGTATTATTTACTGGATGAATGACATTTGATTAATATATTTTATCATTAACTCTCTGGGAGTAGTGCTCCAAAATTTTAGGCGTTCATAATCAGTATAAACATTTGTGAAATTTTTAAGTTCTTCATCACTTTTAGGGGCAAATCGCTCATTAAGAGTAATGCTGTCTTTAATTATTCCGAAGAATATAATTGATATTTCAGGGATTTGCGATCTTCTCTCATAAGAATAAGGTATTTCTTTTATGTTAAGCAGGTCTGCTAAATAAGATATAGATTCAGCGGTAATTTCTTGCTTTAGTTTTTCCTTGTCACCAAAACAATGTATGAAGACAGCTACGACAACGATCATATTTATAAAAGGATCATTGCTTTTGCACTCATTGTCGTTTAACAGTCGAAAAATGTTAAGATTGCGTGAAAAGGTTTGTGTTTCACGTAAGGATAAGTTGGTTCGTTGAATTAAATCACAAATAAAGCCACCAACTAAACTGTTGATTTTATTTAGTAAGGTAGTTTCACCTACAAGGTAATCCCAATATATAACCGAGGTTTTACATACGTTATGCCCATTTATTAAGCATGTGTCTGGAAGAGTAATGGTATATTTTATAAACTTGTCAAGATACTTTTGTGAGTTAATGCTATAACCATAAATATGATTTATAGATGCTTTTAGTTGTTCAGTGTTTGTAACTAAAATAAAAAATACGTTATTGATATCAAAGATGTGTTTTATTGTTTCAATGATATTTGTTGAAAAACTTGGCTTACATCGGTCTAATTCATCAATAATTATCACTATCTTTTGCTTGTTTGATATATCTTCAATGCAGGATTTTAGAGAGTTTATGTTTTTCTCTGATTCCATGTGGTCTTCAAGTATATTTTCAATAGTCCCATCTATTGCTGCATTGCTTGCTTTCTTCATCGCATCTTGGAATTCTTCGGCAACTTCACTAGCCTCCTGTCGTAAAAACCAACCTGCACCAGCTTTTAGTACAGTTTTAAAACCAAATCGAATTGCAGGAAGAGATCTCTTAATGAAGTTTTGTTTTTCCTCCTCCGGCAAAATGCTCGCAATAGCTGATGTTATTAGAAGTAATGGAGATTCTGCATGATCCCCTTTAAAGGCATCAATATAGACAACTTTAGACTCAGTTTCTTGCTCGATAATGAGATTCTTCAGTTTGATACTAAATTCTGATTTCCCTGTCCCCCATGCACCGTCTATTACCAGTGGTGAAATGTCTGCCTCTGGTTTTAACAATTTGATGATATTTTCAGCGATGTTTCTTCGTTGGAACTCGTCACGTTCAGTGAATGATAGTGTTTCTAACATAATATAAACCTGTTAACTCCTACAGTAAAAAACGCATAATACGACTTTGGGATTAAAAATCATTAACGCGGCCCGCAAAAATTCTTGTAATCTGCTAAGAGTGGTTACTTTGCCACGCAGCTTAAACCCGCCGTCGAGCGGGTTTTGTCGTTTCTGGGCCTGGGATTCGTTGGGCCTGGCCTATCCCGCAGTTATCGATTGGCTCGGCTTCTTTTACGTTTCCGCTTCTGATTTGCGGTACGTGGTATTCCCTCAATTTGCACCTGCTGTATCAGCGAGGTGAGAGATAACTACAAATGCCTCATAACCCAAATACCTGGCCTGATTTACTTGAATTGTTACAGAGCTGGTGGCGTGGAGACACACCGCTGGGCGCAGTCATTATGTCGATTGTTATGGCTGGTTTGCGCATCGCCTATTTTGGCAGTGGTGGCGGCTGGAAGCGAAAAATGCTCGAGATTTTGCTCTGTGGCGCTCTGACACTGACCTTTGCATCTGCTCTTGAGTATGTCGGATGGCCTAAATCGCTTTCTGTTGCCATTGGCGGTGGGGTTGGGTTGATTGGCGTCGATGCCATTCGCGGTGCGGCAATGAGAGTAATCGGTAACAAATTTGGTGGCTCTAAGGAGTAATTCATGCTGACACTAAATTCTCAACGTAAAGCTTTCCTTGCTATGGTGGCATGGTCAGAAGGAACGGATAACGGACGGCAACCGACATGTAACCACGGTTATGACGTTATTGTCGGAGGCGAACTGTTCACTGATTACTCCGATCATCCTCGCAAACTTGTCACACTAAACCCAAAACTAAAATCAACAGCCGCCGGACGTTATCAGCTTCTTTCACGCTGGTGGGATGCTTACCGTAAGCAGCTTGCTCTGAAAGACTTCTCTCCCAAAAGCCAGGATGCTGTGGCATTGCAGCAGATTAAAGAGCGTGGCGCTTTACAGATGATTGATCGTGGCGATATTCGTCAGGCTATCGACCGTTGCAGCAATATCTGGGCTTCATTACCCGGTGCAGGTTACGGACAGTATGAACATAAAATCGGTGACCTGATTGCCCGATTTAAAGAGGCAGGTGGGGTGGTAAATGAAGTTGAGCTATAAGCTGGTTATCGCTGCTTTCTTCGTTACTGTCATTGGTTCTTTCATCTGGTCAGCCAACCACTACTACAGCAAATATCAGTACGAAAAGAAACGTGCTGATGAGGCTGTACAAAATGCTGAATCAGCAACTGCCATTACCAATAACGTCCTGCAATCAATGCAAATCGTCAATACAGTTCTGGAGGCTAACCAGCATGCAAAACAGCAGAGCGCACTGGAGTCACAGAGAACCCAGGCTGATATCAAAGTGGCTGTTGCGGATGATGATTGTGCTGTACGCCTTGTGCCTGCTGCCGCTGCTGACCGGTTGCGGAAATACGCGGACAGTTTACGTAACAGTACCTCCAATTCCGCTTCCAGCTACTCTGACTTTGGAAACTCCAGTACCGCACATCCCCGATACTCTGACCTATGGTGACAGTCTGGAGTTGAATGTGAGTCTGTTGTCAGCGTTGGAACAGTGTAATCTTGATAAAGCGACAATAAAAAGTATCGATGCTAACAAGTAAAAGGGCCTGCACCTTTATAGAGATGATTCCGTGTTAATATCGCCCCTTTAACGGGAGGCATTATGATGGATTGGAATATGTTGTCTGCTATTGGAGCTTGTTGTTCGGCTATCGCGTCTTGGGGGGCGTTGTGTTATGCACGCAAGGCGTTAAACACATGGAATAGACAAGAGCAATTTAAAGTAAAGTTAGAGTTTAAAAGAGCTTTACTTGAGCTGGAGGATGCCTTTGAGGCAATGCCAGATAATTGGAATTCCACACAATATAGAATAGCTAGAACAAGAGTTGGACAGCAGTATAATGCTGTTGTTCACCGAGTTGATGATGAAGCACAGCTATATTTCAAGAAAGAAGACCTTAAATCAGCATACCAGAATGCAGTGAGAGCATGGGTTTTATGTGAAGGGGGGATTAAAGATAAAAGTATACATGCTGAATGGAAACAACTCAGGACTGGTTATAGTCAATATATTCTGACTGGTGGAAATAAAAATTGCTACTTATCAAAAATAGAAAAAATATATTCTAGAATTGTAGTGTTCATAGATTAATTTTTATATGAGAGAGACAAGTACTCTCTCATTATGGATATTTTACATGCCACCACGAACCCCAAAAGCCTGCCGCGTTCGCGGCTGCCGCAATACCACCATAGATCCGTCAGGCTATTGCGAAAGCCACAAAAGCGAAGGCTGGAAGCAATACAAACCAGGCCTGTCTCGTCATCAGCGCGGTTACGGTTCGAAGTGGGATACCATCCGTGAACGTGTGCTGAAGCGTGACAAAGGCCTGTGTCAGTTATGTCTGCGTGCCGGTGTGGTGCGTGAGGCGAAAACCGTTGACCACATTATCCCTAAGGCGCATGGCGGCACTGATGCAGACAGTAATCTGCAGAGTCTGTGCTGGCCGTGTCATAAGGCGAAGACGGCCTGTGAACGGCTGAAGTGATAATAACTCTCAACTGTCTGAGGGGAGGGGAGGTCAAATCTCTGTGACCTGACGTCTTCTGGACTGCCCGCCTCCTCGAATTTTTATACCCGCGAAAAATGAAATTTAACCAGGAGTGCCGCATATGGCTGGAACGGCGGGGCGTTCCGGGCGTCGCCCCAAGCCTACGGCGCGCAAGGAGCTGGCCGGGAACCCCGGAAAGCGAGCCCTGAATAAAGAAGAACCAGTATTCACACCAATAAATGGGGTTTCTCCTCCGGACTGGTTTAACGAAGAAGATATGCCTCTGGCATCAGTTATGTGGGAACTGACCACCAAAGAATTGTGTGGTCAGGGACTGCTGTGTGTTACGGATTTGGCTGTACTGGAGCGCTGGTGTGTCGCCTACGAGTTCTGGCGGAGAGCAGTAAAAAATATCGCAAAAGAAGGTAACACCATAACTGGCGCTATGGGGGGGAAAATAAAGAACCCTGAACTTACTGCCAAGAAAGAACAGGAATCGGAGATGAGTTCTACTGGTTCTATGCTGGGCCTTGACCCCAGTAGTCGACAGCGCCTTATTGGTCTGGCCGGACAGAAGAAAACATCTAACCCATTCCTGAAGATGATCAACTCATGAGCCGGAAATCATATCCCAACGTTAACGCCGCTAATCAGTATGCCCGCAACGTTGTGCGGGGAAAAATCACGGCATGTCAGTATGTCATTCAGGCCTGCCAGCGTCACATTGATGATATGGCGGCGGAGAAGAGTAAAAGGTTTCGGTACCGCTTTGATAAAGACATGGCTGAGAAAGCTGCAAAGTTTATTCAGTTACTTCCACATACAAAAGGTGAATGGGCGTTCAAACGTATGCCGATTACCCTGGAACCGTGGCAACTTTTCATCGTGTGCTGTGCCTTTGGCTGGGTACAGAAGGGAACAAAGCTTCGTCGTTTTCGTGAGGTCTACACAGAGATACCACGTAAGAACGGGAAATCGGCTATTTCAGCTGGTGTAGCTCTCTACTGTTTCACCTGTGATAACGAATTCGGTGCGGAAGTATACTCCGGCGCCACGACTGAAAAACAGGCGTGGGAGGTATTTCGTCCCGCGCGTCTGATGTGTAAGCGCACACCACTACTGGTGGAGGCATTCGGTATAGAGGTGAATGCCTCAAACCTGAACCGTCCGGAGGATGGTGCCCGCTTCGAGCCGTTGATCGGCAACCCCGGGGACGGGGCATCACCGCACTGCGCAATAGTTGACGAATACCACGAACACCCTACGGATGCGCTCTACACAACAATGCTTACAGGTATGGGCGCGCGCCGACAGCCGCTGATGTGGGCAATAACCACGGCGGGCTACAACATCGAGGGGCCGTGTTACGACAAGCGACGCGAAGTGATTGAGATGCTGAACGGATCGGTGCCGAACAACGAACTTTTTGGCGTGATTTACACGGTTGATGAAGGGGATGACTGGACAGATCCAAAAGTGCTGGAGAAAGCAAACCCGAACATTGGGGTGTCAGTATACCGTGACTTCCTTCTCAGTCAGCAACAGCGTGCTATTAACAATGCCCGCCATGCGGGTGTGTTCAAAACGAAGCATCTCAATGTATGGGTTGCCGCCCGCACAGCATTCTTTAATCTGGTTTCCTGGCAAAACTGTGAGGATAAGACGCTGACGCTGGAACTGTTTGAGGGTCAACCCTGCGTACTGGCGTTCGATCTGGCTCGTAAGCTGGACATGAACAGCATGGCGAGGTTATTTACCCGTGAAATAGACGGGAAAACGCATTTTTACAGCGTGGCGCCACGTTTCTGGGTGCCGTATGACACGGTCTACAGTGTTGAGAAAAATGAGGATCGCCGTACTGCGGAACGTTTTCAGAAATGGGTTGAAATGGGCTTTTTGACAGTAACTGATGGTGCGGAGGTGGATTACCGCTACATCCTTGAAGAGGCCAAGGCTGCGAACAAACTGAACCCGGTCAGCGAATCCCCCATTGATCCATTTGGTGCCACCGGGCTTTCACATGATCTAGCTGATGAAAACCTGAATCCCGTCACTATCATCCAGAATTACACCAACATGTCCGATCCGATGAAAGAACTGGAAGCGGCGATTGAATCGGGGCGCTTTCATCATGACGGCAATCCTATCATGACCTGGTGTATCGGCAACGTGGTCGGCAAAACCATTCCGGGTAACGATGACGTGGTGAAGCCTATTAAGGAGCAGGCGGAAAATAAAATCGATGGTGCAGTTGCACTGATTATGGCGGTTGGCAGAGCCATGCTGTACGAGAAAGCAGACACGCTGTCTGACCACATTGAGTCCTACGGGATCCGCTCGCTTTAACTGAGGTAATTATGATCATGCTGATTCTCGCGCCTCTGGTGGGCGTGCTGGGTGCGCTTTTGCTGGCGTATGGTGCCTGGCTGATTTATCCCCCGGCGGGTTTTGTTGTTGCCGGGGCGCTGTGCATGTTCTGGTCGTGGCTGGTGGCGCGATATCTCGACCGTACACAGCAGTCTGTCGGCGGAGGTAAATAGTGTTCTTTTCGGGATTATTTCAACGAAAAAGTGACGCGTCGGTGACCACGCCAGCAGAGCTGGCGGATGCTATCGGGCTGTCATACGACACCTATACCGGAAAGCAGATCAGCAGTCAGCGGGCCATGCGACTGACGGCGGTTTTTTCCTGCGTCAGAGTGCTGGCAGAGTCGGTCGGGATGTTGCCCTGCAACCTGTATCACCTGAACGGCAGCCTGAAACAGAGAGCCACTGGCGAACGTCTGCATAAGCTGATCTCCACGCATCCCAATGGCTATATGACGCCGCAGGAGTTCTGGGAGCTGGTGGTCACCTGTCTGTGCCTGCGGGGCAACTTTTATGCCTACAAAGTGAAAGCATTTGGCGAAGTGGCTGAACTGCTGCCCGTCGATCCCGGTTGTGTGGTGCCGAAGCTTAACAGTAGCTGGGAGCCGGTCTATCAGGTCACATTCCCGGATGGCTCCACGGATGTACTGAGCCAGGAGGATATCTGGCATGTGCGCACGCTGACGCTGGACGGACTGGTGGGGCTGAATCCCATCGCCTATGCCCGCGAGGCAATATCGCTGGCGGCAGCGACCGAAGAGCACGGGGCCAGACTGTTCAGCAATGGCGCGGTGACGTCGGGTGTGTTGCGTACAGAGCAGACGCTGTCGGATCAGGCTTATGAGCGCCTGAAGAAAGATTTTGAGGAGCGTCACACCGGGCTTGGTAATGCTCACCGCCCGATGATCCTTGAGATGGGGCTGGACTGGAAGTCGATGGCGCTGAACGCCGAGGACAGCCAGTTCCTGGAAACCCGCAAGTTTCAGCTTGAAGAAATCTGTCGTCTGTTCCGGGTGCCATTGCACATGGTGCAGAACACCGATCGCGCCACCTTCAACAATATTGAAGAGCTGGGGCTGGGATTTATCAACTATTCACTGGTGCCGTATCTGACCCGCATCGAACAGCGGATCAACACCGGACTGGTACGAAAAAGTAAGCAGGGCGTTTTTTACGCCAAATTTAACGCAGGAGCGTTACTGCGTGGGGATATGAAGTCCCGTTTTGAAGCCTATGCCACCGGGATCAACTGGGGGATTTACTCTCCCAATGACTGCCGCGACCTGGAAGATATGAATCCGCGTCCCGGTGGTGATGTCTATCTCACACCGATGAACATGACCACGAAACCCTCCGATGGCAGTAAAGCTGGTAAGCAGAAGGATAACGCCAATGCAGACGAAACAACGTCTTGATGTACCGCTGAGTCTTAAATCTGTCAGTGACTCCGGTGAGTTTGAAGGGTATGGCTCCGTCTTTGGTGTAAAGGACAGCCACGATGATGTGGTGATGTCCGGGGCATTTGCTGCTTCCCTGCGGGAGTGGAGTGACAGAAAAGCGTTACCTGCGCTGCTCTGGCAGCACCGCATGGATGAGCCCATCGGTGTTTACACCGAAATGAAGGAAGACGATGTCGGGCTGTACGTTAAGGGGCGATTGCTCATTGATGATGATCCCCTGGCAAAACGCGCACATGCACACATGAAGGCCGGTTCGTTAACCGGCCTTTCTATTGGGTACGTACTGAAAGACTGGGAATACGACCGGAGCAAAGAAGCCTTTCTGCTGAAAGAAATCGACCTCTGGGAAGTCAGTCTGGTGACGTTCCCGTCAAACGATGAGGCACGGATCAGCGACGTCAAGAACGCGCTGGCCCGCGGGGAAATCCCCGAACAGAAAAAAATCGAAAGAGTCCTGCGTGATGTCGGACTCTCCCGTACCCAGGCCAAAGCATTCATGGCCGGGGGCTATGGCGCACTGTCCCTGCGCGACGCTGAGGATGTGGGCTCTGCACTGAATGTACTGAAAAATCTGAACTTCTAATCAGGAGAAATACGATGGCGGTTGATATTAAAGATGTGGAACAGGTCGCGCAGGAACTTCAACAGAAGTTTGACGACTTCAAAGCAAAGAACGACAAGCGCGTTGAGGCGATTGAGCAGGAAAAGGGCAAGCTTGCCGGGCAGGTGGAAACCCTGAACGGGAAACTCAGCGAGCTGGAAAATCTCAAAAGCGACCTTGAAAAAGAGCTGCTTGAGCTGAAACGTCCGGCAGGTGGAGCGCAAAACAAGGTGGCTGCAGAACATAAAGACGCTTTCGTCGGCTTTCTGCGTAAAGGCCGCGAAGACGGTCTGCGCGATCTGGAGAGTAAGGCGTTGCAGGTGGGCACTGATGAAGATGGTGGTTATGCCGTGCCGGAAGAGCTGGATCGCAGCATTCTCAGCCTGCTGAAAGATGAGGTGGTGATGCGCCAGGAGGCCACGGTGATCACCGTGGGCGGTTCCGACTATAAAAAACTGGTGAATCTGGGTGGTACGGCTTCCGGATGGGTCGGCGAAACTGACACGCGTTCCCAGACCGCTACTTCCAGGCTGGGACTGATTGAGCCTTTCATGGGGGAAATCTACGGCAACCCGCAGGCCACCCAGAAAATGCTGGATGATGCCTTCTTCAACGTGGAAGCCTGGATCAACAGTGAACTGGCGACCGAATTTGCCGAACAGGAGGAAATTGCCTTTACCACTGGTGACGGCACCAAGAAGCCGAAAGGGTTCCTGGCCTATGAATCCACCGAAGAGTCCGATAAGGCTCGTGCGTTCGGTAAACTTCAGCACATCGTATCCGGTGAAGCGACCGCGGTGACCGCTGATGCCATCATTAAGCTGATTTACACGCTGCGTAAGGCGCATCGTACCGGCGCGAAGTTCATGATGAACAACAACAGCCTGTTTGCCATCCGTCTGCTGAAAGATACCGAGGGTAACTATCTGTGGCGTCCGGGGCTGGAACTGGGACAGCCATCCTCACTGGCGGGTTACGGTATCGCTGAAAACGAACAGATGCCGGATATCGCCGCCGATGCGAAAGCCATTGCGTTTGGTAACTTCAAACGGGGTTACACCATCGTTGACCGTATCGGCACCCGCATCCTGCGCGACCCGTACACCAACAAACCGTTTGTCGGTTTTTATACCACCAAGCGCACCGGGGGTATGCTGGTCGATTCACAGGCTATCAAGCTGCTGAAAGTCGCTGCGGCGTAATCACTGGTGGGGCGCTGAACGGCGCCCCTGTTCTGACAGGTGAGGGAATCATGATCCTGAAACAAGATCTCAAATGGTCGCCAGACGGTCTGCGTGTTGAAATCATTCGTGCCGGTGAACACGACGACAGGATACTCCCGGCCCGGGTGCAGGAGATTGCGCTTCAGACCGGGTTAGCAGAGTGCGAAACCAGTGCAAAAAGCAATAAAGCGGTGAAAGAGAAAAAATCCACGACCAGTCAAGAGGGCTGAGTATGCTTCTGAGCGTGGAAGAAATTAAAGCTCAACTCCGGCTAGATGAGGATTTTGAAGCCGATGAGCGCTACCTGCAACTGCTGGCCAGAGCGGTACAAAAGCGGACGGAGACGTATCTGAACCGGAAGCTCTATGCGCCGGATGAAACCATTCCGGACAGCGATCCTGACGGACTGCTCCTGCAGGATGATATCCGTCTGGGGATGTTGATGCTTATCAGTCATTTCTACGAAAACCGATCTTCCGTCACGGAAGTGGAAAAACTCGACATGCCACAGAGCTTTGGCTGGCTTGTCGGTCCATACAGGTACTTTCCACAATGAAAATTCGTCAGGCGCAGACCAGCGCCACATACCTTTTGCCCGACCCAGGCGAACTTGACCAGCGCATTGTTATCCGGCGGCGTGTCGATGTTCCGGCTGATGACTTTGGCGTAACGCCGACGTACCCGGAGCAGATCCGGACGTGGGCCAAAAAAGCGCAACCCGGTGCGGCAGCTTATCAGGGGTCTGTGCAGATAGAAAACAGGGTGACGCACTATTTCACCATCCGTTTTCGCCGCGGTATCACCGCCGATCATGAAGTGCTCCACGACGATATTTCTTATCGGGTTAAACGGGTCCGTGATCTGAACAGTAAACGCCGCTTTCTGTTGATCGAGTGCGAAGCGCTGGGTACCGATAACGGGAGTGACTATGCCGCAGAAAGCATATTTACACGTTGATTTCGTACAGCCGGAAGAACTGGTGTTTAACCGGGCGAGAATGCGGCGGGCGTTCGTCAAAATTGGTCAGGTGCACATGCGTGATGCGCGGCGACTGGTCATGAAACGTGGCCGCTCGAAGCCAGGCGAAAACCCCTCGTACCGCACCGGCCAGCTGGCGCGTTCTATCGGCTACTACGTACCCCGTGCGTCAAAAAAACGTCCGGGGCTCATGGTGAAGATCGCGCCTAACCAGAAAAACGGCGAGGGCAACCGGCATATCAACGGTGCCTTTTACCCCGCCTTTCTGTTCTACGGTGTTCGCCGTGGGGCGAAACGTAAGAAAGGCCATCATCGCGGCGCATCAGGCGGCAGCGGCTGGCGTGTGGAACCACGTAACAACTACATGACTGAGGTTCTGGATAAACGCCGCAGCTGGACACGTTATGTGCTCTCCCGCGAATTGCGAAAATCACTCCGTCCTCAGCGAAGGAAGAAAAAATGAAATTAACCCCGATTATTGCGGCACTTCGCAGCCGTTGCCCTCGGTTTGAAAACCGTGTGGGTGGCGCAGCGCAGTTTAAAGCGATACCGGAGGCCGGAAAGCTCAGACTACCAGCCGCGTATGTTGTGCCAGCCGAAGACGTCACGGGTGAGCAGAAATCGCAGACCGACTACTGGCAGGATTTGACGGAGGGTTTTTCCGTCATCGTGGTACTCAGCAACGAACGGGATGAAAAAGGGCAGTGGGCTTCTTACGACGCAGTTCACGACGTCAGGCAGGAAATCTGGAAGGCGCTGCTGGGGTGGGAGCCGGATCCGCAGGCGCATGAAATTCAGTATGCGGGTGGGATGCTTCTCGATCTGAACCGCCACGAACTGTATTACCAGTTCGACTTCACGGTGAAGTATGAAATTACCGAAACAGACACCCGCCAGCAGGATGATCTGGACGGCCTGCCCGACCTTAAAACGCTCAGTATTGATGTTGATTTTATCGAACCCGGTACCGGGCCAGATGGCGACATCGAGCACCACACCGAAATTACATTTCAGGAATAAACCATGTTTGTGAAACCCGCAAAAGGGCGATCGGTTCCCGATCCGGCCCGTGGCGACCTTTTACCTGAAGGAGGTCGAAATGTTGATGAGAATAACTACTGGCTGCGCCGCGAGGCCGCTGGTGATGTCCGGCGCACGAATAAAAAGGTGAAAACAAATGGCGATTAGTTTTAATTCCATCCCGTCAGATACACGGGTTCCGCTGTTTTATGCCGAGATGGATAACTCGGCGGCAAATACCGCCCGGGACAGTGGGGCATCACTGCTGATTGGTCACGCCAGCAATGATGCGTCAATTGCCGTCAACAGTCTTGTTCTGGTGTCATCGGTTGATTATGCCCGTCAGATTTGCGGTGCCGGAAGCCAGCTGGCCCGTATGGTCGGGGCGTACCGTAAGACCGATCCATTTGGCGAACTGTATGTCATTGCCGTACCTGAATCCACAGGCGCGGCAGCAACCGTCGCTTTGACGGTAACTGGCGAAGCGACGGAAACCGGAACGGTGAATGTCTATACCGGCCGAACCCGCGTTCAGGCTCCCGTGACCAGCGGTGATGACGCTGCGGCGGTGGCTGTGAGCATTAAGGATGCGGTCAATGCAAACCCTGATCTTCCCTTTACGGCAACATCAGAAGCGGGGGTGGTGACACTGACTGCGCGCCACAAGGGGTTATATGGAAATGAAATTCCGGTCACTCTCAATTATTACGGCTTTGGCGGTGGGGAGGTGTTACCGGCGGGTGTGAATATTACGGTTGCCAGCGGCGTGAAGGGGGCTGGTGCGCCAGCTCTTAACGACGCGGTGGCAGCGATGGGAGATGAGCCGTTCGATTATATCGGCCTTCCGTTTAACGACACGGCATCGGTGAACACGATGGCAACTGAAATGAATGATTCCAGCGGTCGCTGGAGTTATGTCCGGCAGTTGTATGGTCACGTTTATACGGCGAAGACGGGGACTCTGTCGGAGCTTGTGGCCGCGGGTGACCAGTTTAACCTGCAGCACATCACCCTGGCGGGCTATGAGAAAGACACCCAGACGCCTGCTGATGAACTGGCTGCAAGCCGTACTGCCCGTGCTGCGGTTTTTATCCGTAACGATCCGGCGCGCCCGACCCAGACCGGGGAACTGGTGGACATGCTGCCGGCACCGAAAGGCAAACGCTTCACGACGACTGAACAGCAGACGTTACTTTCCCACGGTGTGGCAACGGCGTATGTGGAAAGCGGCGTGCTGCGTATTCAGCGGGATATCACGACGTACAGGAAAAATGCGTATGGTGTGGCGGATAACAGCTACCTTGACAGCGAGACGCTGCATACCAGTGCTTATGTGTTGCGCCGTCTGAAATCTGTTATTACCAGTAAATACGGGCGCCATAAACTTGCTAATGATGGTACGCGTTTCGGGCCTGGTCAGGCCATTGTCACGCCTGCCGTTATCCGTGGTGAGCTGGGATCAACATATCGCCAGATGGAGCGGGAAGGCATCGTGGAAAACTTCGATCTGTTCCAGCAACATCTGATAGTTGAGCGTAACGCGAACAATTCGAACCGCCTGGATGTGCTGTTTCCGCCTGATTATGTCAATCAGTTACGTGTGTTTGCAGTGCTTAGCCAGTTCCGTCTGCAGTACAGCGAGGAGGCTGCATAATGGGAAAAATTGCGGGAACAACGTATTTCAAAATCGACGGACAGCAACTGTCGGTAACCGGAGGGATTGAAGTCCCCATGAACACCAAAGTTCGTGACGACGTGATTGGCCTGGATGGTTCCGTTGACTACAAGGAAACCAGCCGGGCACCGTATACGAAGGTGACCGCCAAAGTGCCGAAAAACTTCCCGGTCGATAAAATTACGTCTTCTGATGTTATGACCATCACATCAGAGCTGGCAAATGGTCAGGTGTATGTTCTCTCAAACGCCTGGCTGCACGGCGAAGCCAACCATAACCCGGAAGAGGGCACCGTGGATCTTGAGTTCCACGGTGAGGAGGGATTTTACCAGTGATAAAAGAACTTGTGCTCAAAAAGCCGATTATGGCGCATAACGAAAAGCTTCATGTGCTGGAGCTGCGCGAACCGTCTTACGATGAAATCGAAGCCATTGGTTTTCCGTTCACCGTTTCCGGTGACGGCGGCGTCCGGCTGGACAGTTCGGTTGCGCTGAAATATATCCCTGTGCTGGCAGGTATTCCACGCTCCTCGGCAGCGCAACTGGCAAAACTGGATATTTTCAAAGCCTGTATGTTGATCCTCAATTTTTTTACCCGGTCGGAGACGGAGGAGGACTCAGAAAGCGAGTCTACAACACCGCATACTTCTGGCGAATAAACCCCCTGGAGCTCCGGCGGGAGGCGATATCCGATTTTCTGGAGCTGGAGTCGGAGGCTGTCCGTATCAATGAGGAAATGAAGCATGGCTGACAGTTTCCAGTTAAAGGCCATTATCACTGCCGTTGACCAGTTATCGGGTCCGCTGAAAGGGATGCAGCGGGAACTGAAGGGATTTCAGAAAGAAATGGCCGGGCTGGCGATCGGCGCTGCTGCTGCCGGGACCGCTGTTCTTGGGGCGCTGGCGCTGCCCGTGAATGCTGCGATCGGCTTTGAGTCAAAAATGGCTGACATCCGGAAGGTGGTTGACGGCCTGGATGATAAAAAAGCATTCGCGCAGATGAGTGACGATATCCTGACGCTGTCCACACAGTTACCGATGGCGGCGGAGGGAATTGCAGAGATCGTGGCGGCGGGCGGGCAGGCAGGCATTGCCCGCGGCGATTTGATGCAGTTTGCGAACGACGCAGTGAAAATGGGTGTGGCGTTTGATACCACTGCCGAAGAGTCCGGTCAGATGATGGCGCAGTGGCGGACAGCGTTCAAACTGACGCAGGAAGACGTGGTTGTCCTGGCCGATAAAATCAACTATCTGGGGAATACCGGCCCGGCAAATGCGAAGAAAATTTCTGATATCGTGACGCGGATTGGTCCGCTTGGCGGTGTTGCCGGAGTGGCATCCGGCGAAATTGCCGCGATGGGCGCCACCATTGCCGGGATGGGGGTTGAATCGGAGATAGCCTCCACTGGTATCAAAAACTTCATGCTGTCGTTAACCGCAGGTAATTCGGCAACCAAAGCCCAGAAACAGGCTATGGCTTTCCTGAAGCTGAATCCCCGGAAACTCGCTGAGGATATGCAAAAGGATTCGCGCGGGGCCATGCTGAAGGTGCTGGACTCGCTCGCGAAAGTGCCAAAAGCTAAACAGGCCGCCGTCATGAATGCGCTGTTTGGCAAGGAGTCACTTAGCGCGATTGCCCCGCTGCTGACCAACCTGGATTTGTTACGCACCAATTTTGATCGTGTGGCTGATGCCCAGGAATATGGCGGCTCGATGCAGAAGGAATACGCATCCCGCGCGTCCACAACAGAAAACCAGCTGGTTCTGCTGAAAAACAGCGTCAATGCGATTTCGGTAACGCTGGGCGATACCTTCCTGCCCGCCATTAACGAAGCTGCAGAAGCGGTCATGCCTTACCTGGAGCAGCTCCGGACATTCGTTCGCGCGAATCCTGAACTGGTTCAGTCTGCGGCGAAGTTCGGCGCGGCGCTGCTGGCTGTTGGCGTATCCATTGGCAGCCTGTCCCGGGCTGTCAAAATCCTGAACAGTGTCATTAATCTCTCTCCGGCGAAAGTCGCCATTGCGGCGCTGGTGGCCGGCGCTATGCTGATCATTGAGAACTGGGACGATGTTGCTCCGGTGATTAAGGCGGTATGGCAGGAGGTCGATAACGTTGCGCAGGAGATGGGCGGATGGGAGACGGTGATTGAAGGGGTTGGTCTGGTTATGGCTGGTTCTTTTACCGTCAGGACCATTGGTGCCCTGCAGCAGTCCGTCCTGCTGGCCGGACGGCTTTCCGGTCTGCTGGGTAAAATTGGCCGGATGGGGGCCATGACGCTGACAATTGGCGTGGCGGTGTCACTCTTTAAAGAGCTTAAGGATCTGGAGCAGGGGGCAAAGGATGCGGGTATGGATGCTGGCGCATTCGCTGTACAGAAGCTGCAAACGAAGGAGCGTGAACGCGGGTATAACGGTTTTATTCCCAGACTCAAAGAGCTTCTTGGTATGGACACCCCGATTCCGCAGGGGCGTTATCAACCTTATGTGCCACTGACCCGGCGTTCTGGCGTACTCGAGCGAGCTGTCCCGCCATCAACGCAGCGCAGCGAACTCAAAGTGACATTTGAGAATGCACCACAAGGTATGCGTGTGACTGATATACCGAAATCCGGTAATCCATTGATGAACATCAGCCATGATGTGGGTTACTCACCCTTTCGTACATCACGATAAACCTGCTCCGGCAGGTTTTCTTATGGGGTAAATATGGCTTTTTTCTCCTCAACTGGCTGGCGCGGGCGCCTGCGTGATGCATCATTTCGTGGAGTGCCTTTCTCCGTTGAAGATGATGAAAGCACCTTTGGACGCCGCGTACAGGTACATGAATATCCGAACAGGGATAAGCCCTGGACGGAGGATTTAGGTCGCGCCACGCGCCGCCTGACGATAAATGCTTATCTTGTCGGTGATGATTACGCAGACAGGCGGGATCGTCTTATTGGTGCCATTGAAACCGCAGGCCCTGGTACGCTGGTCCATCCGCAGTATGGCGAAATGCAGGGCAGCATTGACGGACAGGTCAGGATCACTCACAGCAGTACAGAAGGGCGCATGTGTCGTGTCTCCTTTCAGTTTGTGGAAAGTGGTGAACTTTCTTTTCCGGTGGCAGGAATGGCAACGGCGAAGCGCCTGGAAACATCAGGCGGGCTTTTCGACGATGCGATTGACAGTATGTTTTCCACATTCTCGTTGTCAGGTATTTCTGATTTTATCCAGAACGATGTCATTGCCGATGCTGCCTCCATGCTGGGCGATGTTGCCGATGCTTTCAGGATGGTTGATTCCGGCGTGTCTGCCGCAATGCGGCTGTTACAGGGGGATTTGTCTGTCATTCTGATGCCACCGAGCGCCGCAAGTGATTTCGTTAACGCACTGCAAAAAGCCTGGCGCTCAGGTGACAGGCTCAGAGGCAGTACATCGGATCTGGTCACGATGATAAAAACGATGTCAGGTATCACCCTTGATCCCGGTCTTTCCCCCCGTGGCACCTGGCCCACTGACTCCGGATCTGCTGCGAAACAGAAAATGCAACGCAATATGATCGCAGCCGCCATCAGGACAACAGCCATCAGCACAGCCGTCCACGCCGTGACAACATTGAAGCAGCCGCGTGATGTACCTGGTGCCCGGGGCGTAAATCAGCCTGCAGGAACAGGCCGTGACTCAGACATTATCACTGTCATGCACCCGGCGCTGGATGGTGTACAGACAGTCAGTAATGGCAGCTTTCCACCGAATTATGAAGATCTGAAAGCTATCCGGACCGCGCTCAATGCTGCGATTGACCAGGAGCAGTTGCGTATCCGGGATGATGTGCTTTTCCAGCAAATTTCCGTTATGCGGACGGATCTCAATCGCGATATTTCTGCACGACTGGCACAGGTTGAACGTACTGCATTGCGAACGCCTGATGATGTTCTGCCTGCACTGGTACTGGCTGCAGCCTGGTATGACGACGCCGGGCGGGAATCTGATATCCTCACTCGTAATCCCGTTCCCCATCCAGGATTTATCCCGGTTGAGCCGCTGAGGGTTCCGGTACGATGAATAATACGGTTTTTTTACGCGTCAACGGGCGTGACTGGGGAGGATGGACGTCAGTACGGATAAGTGCGGGCATTGACCGTATTGCCCGGGACTTTAATGTCTCGATCACCCGGCAGTGGCCTGGTGGAGAAGACGTACCGCCAGTAAAAAATGGTGACGCTGTTGAGGTACTCATTGGCGATGATTTAGTCATTACCGGCTGGGTTGAGGCGTTGCCACTACGTTATGATGCGCAGACCATTATGACGGGCATTGTCGGGCGCAGCAAAACGGCAGATCTTATCGACTGTTCTGCATCGCCTGCACAGCATAACGGGAAAAATTTATTCCTGATCGCCAGCGCACTTGCCCGGCCATTCGGCGTGAACGTTGTTGATGCAGGCGCGCCGGCAGCCGCCGTTATTGAGGCTCAGCCGGAACATGGTGAAACGGTTGTGGACTGTCTGAACAGGTTGCTTGGACAGGCTCAGGCGCTGGCATATGACGACGAACGGGGACGGCTGGTTCTCGGCAGGCCGGGCAGTATGAAAGCAGCCACGGCACTGGTACTTGGCGAGAATATTCTTTCCTGTGATACCGAGCGTAGTGTTCGCGAGCGTTTCTCCAGTTATCTGGTTACGGGGCAGCGTCCTGGTACGGATGACGATTTCGGCGAGGCAACCATTGCTGCTATCCGGCAGAGTACTGGTGATGCAGGCGTCACGCGGTATCGTCCCCACACCATTCAGCAGTCAGGAACTGCCACAACTGACAGCTGCAAATCACGCTGTGAATTTGAAGCCCGTCAGCGTGCGGCGAAAACGCTGGAAACCACCTATACCGTACAGGGATGGAGACAGGGGAATGGAGAATTGTGGAAACCGAACCAGGCCGTGGTGGTGTATGACCCGCTGAACGGTTTTGACAATGAAACGCTGGTGATCGCCGAAGTGACGTACAGCCAGGACAATAACGGCACCCTGACCGAAATCCGGGTGGGGCCTGCGGATGCTTATCTTCCTGAACCATTCAGGCCGAAAGCGAAGAAAAAAGTCAGTGAGGAGGCGGATTTCTGATGGCTAACCATCCTCTTCAGAACATGGTAACGCGCGCAGTCATTACCGCGATTGATACCGTCAGAAAATGCCAGACTGCCGGACTGAAACTTATTGCCGGTGAAAAAAAAGAGAATGTGGAGCATCTTGAACCTTACGGTTTCACCTCTGCAGCACAGAATGGCGCAGAAGCGGTGGTATTGTTTCCCGGCGGTGACCGTTCGCACGGAGTGGCTGTGGTTGTGGCTGACCGCCGCTTCAGACTGAAAGGGCTGGCGCGCGGGGAAGTCGCGCTATATGACGATCAGGGGCAGTCGGTCACATTAACCCGCGCCGGAATAGTGATAAATGGCGGCGGAAAGCCAGTTATTTTCACGAATGCCACTAAAGCACGTTTTGAAATGCCGATCGAATCCACTGGCGATATCAGGGACAACTGTGACAGCAGTGGAAAAACGATGGCTGAAATGCGCACGACCTATAACGGTCATACCCATAGAGAAAATGGCTATGGCGGCGGTATAACCGATAAGCCTGGCCAACCCATGAGCTGACATCATGATCCTTTATGTTAATGGAATCCGTAAGGATGCCACGGCTTCGCTCGACCTTCTGACGCGGGCAGTGGTGATTTCTCTTTTTACCTGGCGCCGGGCGGAACGGGATGACAGGACCCCACAGCCATACGGCTGGTGGGGGGACACCTGGCCTGCTGTTCAGAATGACCGCATCGGTTCCCGCCTCTACCTGCTGAAACGCCGCAAACTCACCAATAAAACGCCGCAGGATGCCCGCGAATACATGCAGCAGGCGCTGGCGTGGATGACAGACGATGGCGTGGCGGCACGTATTGATGTGACATCCGAACGCACAGGAACAGATACCCTGGCAGCTGGCATGACGATATATCAGCGGGACGGGGTAATTCACAATATTACATTCGATGATATATGGAGCGAACTTAATGGCTGACAGTCAATTTGCACGTCCTGAACTTCCTCAGTTGATTGCAACCATTCGTAGCGATTTACTGACCCGTTTTCAGCAGGATGTTGTGTTACGTCGCATGGATGCCGAGGTTTACAGCCGGGTACAGGCTGCTGCCGTACATACGCTGTATGGTTATATCGATTATCTGGCCCGGAATATGCTGCCTGATATGTGTGATGAGGAATGGCTTTACCGTCACGCTATGATTAAGCGTTGCCCCAGGAAAAATGCCGTATCTGCGAAGGGATTTGCACGCTGGGATGGTATTGCCGGAACGCCGGAGATCCCCGCGGGTACACAGATTCAGCGGGATGATCAGGTTACATTCACGACCCTGCAGACGGTGAAAGCTTCCGGCGGCCTGTTACGTGTGCCGGTTATTGCTGATGTGGCGGGAACTGCCGGTAATACTGACGATGGTACGGCGTTACGCCTTGGCACGCCGATTACTGGTATTCCTTCTACAGGTTACGCTGACACTCTGACCGGGGGGGCTGATACAGAGGAGCTTGAAACGTGGCGCGCGCGTGTCATGGAGCGCTATTACTGGATACCACAGGGGGGCGCTGATCCTGATTACGTCATCTGGGCAAAGGAAATCGCAGGAATAACCCGTGCGTGGACATTCCGCCATTATAAAGGGACCGGCACCGTTGGTGTGATGGTGGCTACCAGTAACCCGGTTAATCCGGCTCCTGGCGACGATCTCGTTAAGGCTGTACGTGACCATATTTTGCCGCTGGCACCTGTTGCTGGCGGCGGACTCTTTGTTTTCGCTGCCACTGAAAAAAGCATTCCGGTAACAGTCGCACTGGCCAAAGATACCCCGGAAATTCGTACTGCCATTATTGCGGAGCTAAATGCGCTGATGCTGCGTGATGGCGCGCCGTCAGGAAAAATTTATGTTTCGCGAATCAGCGAGGCGATAAGCCTTGCGACCGGGGAAGTGGCACATCAGCTGCGTGTGCCGGCGGCAGATGTGGTACTGGGAAAAACTGAACTTCCTGTCCTGGGGAATATAACCTGGGCCACCTATACCGGGGAGAACGGATAACTATGGCGTTGCAGGACGAATATACGCAGTTACTTTATCACCTTCTGCCGGAAGGACCTGCCTGGGACGGAGAAAATCCACTGATTGAAGGGCTGGCGCCGTCGCTGAACCGGGTACATCAGAGAGCGGATGAACTGATGGCTGAAATTGACCCGGCCAGAACTACGGAACTTATAGACCGTTATGAACAGCTGTATGGCCTGCCTGATTCCTGTGCACCGGAAGGCGTTCAGACATTACAGCAGCGCCAGCAACGGCTGGATGCAAAGGCAAATGTTGCTGGCGGTATAAACGAGAGGTTTTATCGGGAACAGCTTGATGCATTGGGGTATACCGCTCCCACCATTGAGCAGTTTCAGAATCTCGACAGCACACCCGATCCTGAATGGGGGAAATTCTGGCGTTACTACTGGCGTGTGAATATTCCGGCCGATGCGAACATCAGCTGGCAGACCTGTACAAGCACCTGCGATTCTGCGATCAGAACGTGGGGCGATACTGTTGCTGAATGTGTGATTGATAAGCTTTGTCCATCGCATACGGTTGTTGTTTTTGCTTATCCGGAAGGAAAAGAGAATGCACAGAATTGATACGCCCACCGCGCAAAAAGATAAATTTGGTCAGGGGAAAAACGGATTTACGAATGGTGATCCCGCCACGGGCCGCCGCGCAACGGATCTCAACAGTGATATGTGGGATGCAGTCCAGGAAGAGGTCTGCACTGTTATTGAAGCCGCCGGCATACCACTCAGTAAAGGCGAACATACGCAGCTTCACGCGGCCATTGACAGGCTGATTGCCGAACAGGTTAAAACCCGTCTTGAAAAAAATCAGAATGGCGCGGACATTCCGGACAAAAGTTTATTTGTGCGTAATATCGGAGCGCTTCCTGCCAACGGTACGGCTGTTGCAGCGAACAGACTGGCATCACGCGGCGCGCTTCCGGCACTGACTGGTACGACAAGGGGCAGCGATAGTGGCCTG